GTATCTTCATATTTATAGTTTTACTCCTTTTTTAGTTTTTGTCAATAAGATTTATGTAATTTACAATCTTTGTCATTTCTTTCTTTTCATTGTAATGCCACGCATAAGTATGAGGGACAAATACATCAAGAATTTCGTATCTGGTTTGAATATTTTTTAATAGAACATTCAAATCATAACTTGGATTGACCTTATCGAATTTAATTTCGATTTCAGCCAATTTTAAAAATTCAAGGACTTCGCCAACTTTCTTAAAGTTCGATTTTGCATAGAACATAACCGCACTTAAATATTGAGCAAACTCTGAATTTTCATTCTTAATCAATTCGTGCAAACCTTTCTTTTGAATTTCTTGCACAAGATCAGCAAAATTATTATCTTCCTTATTGTGCATATCCCAATGGGTTTTATCCGTGATTTGCTGTGATAGTTTAGAATACTCCTTGCGGATTCCATCCTCAAGATGTTTCCAGAGGTTTGTAAGATTTTTATTTTTATTAATAATCTTTTTCTTGGATTCAAAAGTTTTAGATTTGATTCCATAAATATCTGGAAGTTTCTGACCAGTAAGTTCTTCATACTTGTCAAGAATATCTTTGAAAGTTCCATTCCTAAATTCGTGCTCTTTGCCTTGGGCTTGGAAGTTATTAATCTCTACATAGATAGCAGTATCATTCGCAAGATCAATAGTCATAGTTTCCCAATTAGAAGATTTTGTTCCCCAATTTCTAGCATCTTTACGATTAAACCTAAAGATTTGAGAAGAATGTTTAGGATTTTTATTAGTTACAACGCTAGTTCCAGAATTAATCTTCTGAATAGTAATCTTCTCATAATCAGATAGATTCAAATAATTTTCACTAATAAGACCAAGTTCTTTGTCAAAAGTATCTTTCGTTGCTTGATCTGCGAATGTAAATACATAAGCACCATCAATTTGATCTCCTAGTTCATTCCATAGAGTAGCAAGACGATGAGTTACTCCCATAGCTGAACCAGTATCATTAACTAGAATCTTGTGCGTCTTTTCGCAAAGAATCCTTTTTTCTTCATTCTCTGAATTTAATTTTGAGCTTCTGCGAGACTTCTGGTAAAACTTTGAGGTCAATTTACCATTCTCTAGCATCTTTGCAATCTTATCATTGAAATCAATATGATTATCACTAATAGTTTTATTATTCCAATTTACTTTATTGCTCAAAGCATTACGAACAATATAACCTAAACTACCATAAGTTCCAAAGACTTCATTATAAAGAGCTTTAACATCATAGATATTTGTAGCATCTTTAAATTGTTGAGAGATACATTCTGCCATCTCTTTCTTAATCTTGCGGAACTTATCTCTAATAGCTTTCCTAGTCTTTTCAGTATATTCTAGATTCTCACGGCTTGCAGTAATATCTAGCTCACCGAGATCAAACTCAACCTCAAATCCTTGAGAGCAAATACTTTGCTCATCAGAATCTTCTTTGAATTGCACATCGCTTGTATCAATAGGATAACCAACTCCCATAATAGCAACAGATTCAGAACCATATTGAGAATTTCTATAATAAGCCCAACCATTACCTTTAAATACTGGTGTGCGATCATAGATTTCAGACAAATCTTCTTTTCTTGCACCTTTGATAACTGGCTTGTTCTTGAAATACTTAAACAAATTTTTAGCAGTATATAAGAAGGTTTCAGTATCTTCTTCTTTGATTGGAACAGAAATTAATACGCCAGTATGCTCGGAAGATTTTTCTTCCTTGAGCTTAACAATCTTACCAATTTTAGTTTCATCAATAAAAGCATTATAAGTAGTTTTCTTACCATCGTGATAAGAAATCAAAACAAAATTATCACCATAGCTAAATGGTGCAAACTTACCAATGCCATAATATCCAATAGCAGAATTACTATTGCGTTTGGTAGATTCACCATAATAACAATAAAGATTCTTAATATCATCAGCAGAAAGACCATTACCAAAATCTCTGATAGTTAAAGTAGGGTCTAGCTTGGTAGGAAGTTTAATTTCAATAGGTCTTTTGCTTTTTGCCTCGATATTAGCGTCTTGTGCATTACAAGAAATCTCACGCAAAACTGCGAGAGGCTTGTTGGAATACAACTGATTGCGAAGGATATTAAAGATATAAGGAAGTCCAGATTGCTTGATTCCAAAACTTACAGATTCAAAACTATCGGACTCGACTACATTGATTGGTTTTTCGATTAATTTCATATATTGAATATAAATTGAATTTTAATTAGGGTCAAGGGTTATTTTCTGTTACTTTTCTGCAAAAAGTTATAAATTCTTGATCTCCAAGAGCTTGCTTCATAAAATTTATTTTTTTGTGAACCCATTGAACATTGTCTTTTGTATATCCTTTAGAAGAATCAATCCTATCTAGAGATGCAGTTTGATCTTTATGATTTCTGAAATTTCTTACAAAACAAATTTCCATTCCAGATAATGCACATTTTTTCTTTTGTTTGATAAAAAGCTCCCAAATATATTTAGGTGTAAGACTCCATTTAATTTTTCTATAACCCGCTTTTCTGCGAAGATTGTGGAAATACCTCAAGTGCATTTCTCCATAGCTTCGTAATCTACAATTTCTGCAACCACCTTTATTTTCTTTTTTATTTAATCCAGCTTGAGTTATTACTCTTTCTGCTCCACAACCACATCTACATTTCCATTTTGGAACATCCCATCTTGTTTTTCCGACTAATTCTGTTATAGTATAATTTCCTATTTTTTGACCTATTTTATATTTCATATAATAGATTACACTAAATAATGACAAACGGAATCAAGATAACCTATATGTTATTATTCGTAACTCTCTCTGTCAATACCTATAACATAACCAAATCTCGGAACACCATCTGGCGTATAATTAAAGAATTTTATAGTAGCTTTCTTACCAACTAATTCATTCCTTTGTTTGTAAAGTTCTTTGAGATAACCAAAATCACCCTTGATATTGCTCTTAAAATATCTACCTTGGGCATTTGTAAATTCCATATAACCAGCAGTTCCTTTGCGGTTTCCTTCGCCTTCTTTTACTCCTTTGATTACAAACTCGGCATCCATAAACTCTTTTCTTTTAAGAAGATGCTTGCTTCGTTTGTTTTCATAAGGTTTATTTAGTCTAATCATTTGTCCTTCATATCCGTGTTCTACATACATTTCGTATGCTTGCGTAAGTTCTTTTTCATTATTTACTTTTAAAGTAGTAACAACAACAATACTTGTATATTTTCTTTTAGTAAGAGCATTAGAAACTAACTCATATCTTTCATAAAATAAATCTTTTTCGTTTAGGATTCCAATTCTAGGGGCATCATAAACCCAATACTGAATACTATCTGCACTTTCTTCTAATTCTGCATCAGTAGGTTTAGTTCTTTTTACAAGAGAACAAATTTTATTAAAATCATTAGCAAACTTATCACAATATAATTCACCATCAAGAATTGCATTAGGATAATCTTTAAAGAATAAATCTAGATTCTGACGAATATGTGGTGCAGAAATAATCTTCTTGCCATTTCTGCTAAACATTCCATCTTTTGTCACAATGCAACGAATACCATCAAGTTTAGGTTGGCTATAAACTGGATAAGCAATTTCGTGATCTTCATACTTTTGTGCAAGCATTGGCTCAAAGTATTGTTTTTTATTAATGTCTTTAATATCTTCAAAATAACCAGATTCAAGTTTTTGCTTACGCTTTGCCTCTGCTTCTTTAAGAGCTTGTTCTTCTGGAGTAGTCGCATTTGCTCTGCCAGCATTTTTTACTTTGCAATCTGTCCATTCATTAGTAATCTTTTCGCCATCTGTTTGACCAGAAATTGTGCGGTATTGATTTCCTTTAACTTCAATAGTCCATTCTTGGACTTTGCCAGTTTTAGTCTTTTTATAAATTGTAGGTAACTTCATAGTCTCAGTTTATACTGGACTAGCCAACTTGTCAAATTTTGTTTTTTTTTGATTTAGAAGGAGTTGTAACTTTTAACAAACTCCAAGTGCCATCTTTGTTGTCGTGCCAATCAATCGTATCACCAATTTTCCATCCCATTTTTTTCATTAAAGAATCTGGTAATTCAATATATTGATAACCATTTTCTTCTTTTACTTCAATTTTAATAGGGGTTTTCATTATTTTGTAGGTATTTTATTCATTACTGAAATATTTTGTAAATTTAATTCTATTATAGCATTATTTACCGCTTGTCCAGCTTCATCTTCAGTTTCAAAAAAACCTAAATGCTTTTCAATAGCTTTTTGATTTTTGTATTTCGGATGATTTTTTGGTATAGTAACTCTTGCTCTCCAAATTTTTCCAGTTTTAAGTTTTAATGCTTTTTTATCTAAATTTACTCCGATATATTTAGAAGATGTTGCTTTTACTCTTTTCCTTCTTTTCCTTCTATTTTCTTGCATAGTTAATGGCTTTAAATTATCTATTGTATTATTTAATGGGTTAAAATCCGTATGGTCTATTTCTTCTGGCAAATATCTATGCTTATGATAGAATAAAATATTATGCAATAATATTCTAATTATTTTTCCTTTTCTACTATAATTAATTTGAGGATATTTACATCCACCACTTATTTGAGGAATATATGTATGATTAGTTTTTCTTTTAGTTACTGATTGTTCAGATAAATTAATAAATAATTCTTCATCCATTTTATCTGCACTAGACCAAAGTTCAAGAACAACTCTAAAATTTTTTCTCATCTTGGAGATAAAAACCTTATAACTTTTCTCATACCTTTCCATCGCAACCAATTTAAAAATTTTATAATTTGATTTATTCCAGCATCAAGTTTCCATTCGATAAGATTCATAGTTTTAATATAATATTTAAAATAAAAACTATAAACTGGACAACGCATTTTTCTTTCGTGTTTTTCTAAATCTAATTGAAATTTAAGATCAGATTCTATTCTATCTTTAGATGAATGACGATGAATTGGGGTAATAAGAGACATTTCTACTACTAAACCTTTGACTACAACGCATTTCCAATCTGGAAAAAGATCATTGTCAAAAATATGCTTGCCTCTAATATAGCAACCAAAAATAATTGTTCCAGTAAAATCATCTCTAAATACTTCTTCTTCGCTATCTTTTACCCATTTATTTTTATTAAAAAATTCACCAAACCTAGTGCCATCTTTTACATAATCTGGATTATCTTCCCAATGACCTTCTACTTTTAATTCAAAAAGTTTATAATCACGGATAATATAAGTATCCATTGTGTTTGGTTCTAGGTCTTTTGTTTGAAATTCTTCTTTTTTAAAATCAATATTAAGAGCTTTTAACTCGTCATTAAGAGGTAAATCTTGTTCTATCTTAATATAATTAAACATTCCCATATATTATATAATATCTTTTATTTAATTTTTGTCAATGTTATTTTGCCTTTTTTATCTATAACAACATATCCACATTCTTTTTCACAAAAACTACCAGTATTTATATATTTATCAGCATTTTCTGGAAGATGAGTATGACCACAAATTATACTATCATATCCATTCATATCAATATAATTCAAGGCATTTTGTTTAATATCTGAGCTTTTCTCTACAAAATCGTTTGTATGGTGTTTAAATAATTTAAAGAAATCATCTGCAAATGGAGTATAGTGTCTAACTAGGTAATATACCTTAATAATAAAATTAGTAATCCATTTATATTTTGTAAAATAAATATCAAATATATCTCCGTGAACCACTAATATCTTTTCATCTTTTAATTCTATGATATGTTCGTCTTTGCAATTAAAACCAAGAAGAATACTCATAAATTCTGCTTTAAGAAAACAATGATTGCCAATCAAATAAATTATCTTGCATTTTTTAGAAAGTTTGCGTAATTTAGATAATACTTTCCAATGGGTTTTATTTAACCTATGTAAATTGTGGTGGTCAAAAAGATCACCAGCAATTATAATTGTTTTTGCTTTGTTTTCTTTTAATACTTTTAAAACTAAATCTGCTCTGGAATGTTTATCTCCAAGGTGAATATCTGATATTATTAAATATTTATTCATTACCAATGATGTATTGCGTTAATTATAAGCACGATGTTAGCAATTACACCAAGGATAACAACAAACATTTCATATACTTTATGAGTCATAGTTTTGCAAAAGATTGTTCTTTCATCTTTAATTCAAAATCTATATCTACATTATGTCCGTATGTATCTGGCAAACGAGTTGCATAATCGGCGTGTTTTCTGGGATTTTTGTGACCATCAATACTTTCAGAGTAATGGAATAGTGGCGTATGATTACCCCAAGTAATTCGTGCAAGATGAAATGCTTGTTCTTCTGATAGATTATCTGGATGGCATTTGTGATGAAGATAATCAAAGGTGATAGGAATATTAGATACAGAATGAAAATGCTTCATAAGTTTCTTAACTGACCAACAAGTATCTTTATCATCATTTTCTATGACTAATCTAGACTTAACATCATCTGATAGTCTATCAAAATTCTTCATAAACTTTTTTACTATATCGTTTAGATTACCTTTGGAATTATGTATGTGCATATTCATAGGAGAATCATAGTTTAGTGAGCAACCGATTTGGGTCATAAACCAACCATAGTGATTTAATTCTTTGATTGTTTTGTCTACTGCATTATCATTATCACTAGCAAGAACATTAAATTCGCTAGGATGACAAGAAACTCTTGCGTTGTTGGATTGAATTAGATTCTTGATATTATTAAACTGATTTAGTATTCTCTCGTAGTCTGGCAAATCTTGTAATGATACATTAGCTTTGTCATAAGTAATAAGAGGAAATAAGTCAGAAGAAATTCGGTAAGTATGATTATGGTCAGCACAATACTTTATGTATTGATATGTAACAATCATATTGTTAAGGATTCTAGAAGATAGAGCAGAAAGAGCTTCTTTTCTATCCATAGATGAGAAACGAGCATAAGTCATAGTATTGAACTTGATAGGATTATCTTGTTCAGCAAGACTTAAAACGATACAGCAAACTCCTTTTCTCATACTATGAGTATATTACTCTTTGTCAAATCTGTCAATATTTATATATTATTTGTAAATGTATGTTGATGAACCATTATGGTTTTTTAATTCTTTTTTAATCAACGACTTATCTTTTTCATCTGACCAGTTTATACTATCAAAGTTTTGCTTAAACCTATTAGAGAAACAATTTCTTGGTTTATCACCTTTTCCAGCCCCTTTATTTGGCTGACATTGATTCATATTTGAACATTTTTCGTTCATTTATTTGGCATTTTTTCGTTAGCAAATAGAGCTATATTTGGAAATATTCTATTAGCAAATATAATATTATATTTGGCTAAATCTTGTTAGCAAATATTACTTTTTGAAATCGCCAAGATCACGATCAAAAGAAAACTTACCAGTCTTTTCTACAAGGCCCTCGTAAGTCTCTTCTGTGCATCCAGCCATTTCAGTAAATGGTGCTATTACTGCAAAAATTCCAAATGCACCAATAGTAGCTGCGGTTGAGATTGGGCGAACAACTACAAGATCTCCAGCAGATAGAAAACTATCTGCGACTGGAGTAGATTCGTTTTGAGTTCCGCTATCAGTTAAGCCTAAAGAAGCAGAAAATAATAGAGTTAGTGCTAATATTTTAATTTTATTCATATTATTTATTATATAAGTATATTATAATTTTGTCAATTATATTTGGCATTTTTTTGTTAGCAAATTAAAGTGTAAATTAAGTTATATATGGCAGATACAATTTTTTATTATAATGATGGAACTACAAGTATAAGTTCGGATACGGTTCTTACTTCCAGTAGTAGAGTTTCTGGTAAAATATTAACTGGCGTATCAATAGGCAATACCGTAACTCGAATTGAATCTTTTTGTTTCGCTTTTACTGCATTATCTAACATTATCATCCCAGATAATGTTACTTCTATTGGAATTTCGGCTTTTAGTCAATGTGGTCGTTTAACTACGGCTACGATTGGAAATGGAGTCACTATCATTGAAGATAATGCTTTTGAATCTTGTAATTTAACAACGATATCATTTGGGAATAGTTTAAATTCAATTGGATTTTCGGCTTTTTATGGGTGCGTTCAATTAAATAATATTGTTCTTCCGAATAGTCTGACGATTATTAATGGTCAAGCATTTCAACTTTGTTCTACTTTATCTAATATTACTCTAAGTAATAATTTAACAATAATTGAGGCAGGTGCTTTTACTCGTACGCCAATAAATAGTATATCTTTACCAAATACATTAACTACAATTGGAGCTTCAGCTTTTAGTTTTACAAATTTAACTAGTATAACAATTCCAGCAAGCGTTACAACTATCGGTTCTGCACCTTTTCAAGGATGCGCAAGTTTAACTACTATTATAATTGATCCTTTAAATCCATCTTATTCCTCAATTGATAATGTAATATATAATAAAAATATAACTACTTTGATTCAATACTTAGCAAATAAACCGCAAAATAATTTTATTGTGCCAGAAACTGTTCTAGCTATATCTGACATAGCTTTTCAAAGTTGTACAAATTTAATTAGTATAAGTTTACCTAAAAACTTAGTAAGTATGGGAAATAACTGCTTTCAAGGTTGTAGTAATTTAAAAGAAATTAATATTCCAGATGGAATAACGTCTTTAGGTAATAGATTTTTTGAATCATGTTCAAAATTGACTAACATAACCCTTCCTAAAAATTTATTAACACTTGGTGGATTTGCGTTTAATAATTGTACAAGTTTAACTAGAATTAATTTTTTTGGAAATGCCCCTTCTGTTCAATCAAATTCTTTTCAAAATACTCCTGCAAATTTAAGATTTTATCGTAAGAAGAATTTTGTTACTGGCTGGGGTTCAACTTTAGCTGGAAAATCTGTAATTCTTTGGTCTGATAATATAATAAAAAGTGGTGGAACTGGAAAATTAACTACCAAAAAAAGAAATTAATCGGAACGAGTAGGATTCGAACCTACGGATGATATTAAACCATCGGAAGCTTAGTAGGCTTCTGCTTTAGACCTCTCAGCCATCGTTCCAGAATATCTCGCTTTCCTACCTTTGCCTTTATTTTTTCCTTTAAATGTCGGCAATAATGAATCACAATTATTACAAATAACTCTAAAGTTTGTTATGTTGATATTTTGTGGATTTCCATCAATGTGATCACATACCAATGGTATTTTTTGATTTTGCCATTCTGTTAAACCACAGATCATGCATTTATTACCATATTTATATATTAAATATTGTTTAACTGTTCTTCTTATTACTGCTTCACAAAATTGTTTATATTCTCCAGATTTTATTTGGAATAGTATTCGATTTAAAATTTTATTTGGAAATTTTTTATTTTTATTCCAAGCGATTGACCCTTTCTTTCTACCAGCTTTTGAGGATCTTATTCTTTTAACTCTATTTTTATTTTTAATACAACATAGCATATGAGAAACTAGTGAGCCTTTATTTAAAATTAATCTTTTACAAAATTTACAATTATTATTTTTATATTTCATAAAATACTGCCTAGCTAGGATTTGAACCTAGAACCACTTCCTTAACAGGGAAACACTCTACCATTGAGTTACTAGGCAAAAAATTAATCATTATTCTCTGCAACTTCATTTATATGGTCTTTTATTAGATTATATATTCTTATTTCCTCTAGATTAGCTTTTCTTTCAACTTTAGAAAGATCATTAAATTTGTATTCTTTTAATTGATGATGTTTGAAATGATATACTGGTTTATTTGACAAAAAATCATTAGTAAATCTAATATATCTAAAAGGTAGATCTTCTCCTTTAATCTTATAAAGAGTTCCTAATACTGGTGGATCTTTTTGTTCTTCGAAAACTCCATCAATAAAATTTAATATTTTAATCCAGTTCATTTTAATATACCAAAAACCTTTAACATAACTAAACATGATACTAACATTCCGATAAAACTGCTGCAAGTTCTAATAATTTCAAGTTTATGGTTATGATGATCTACCCATATTTCAAATGGATCTCTTAGCTTACCTTTCGCCAAAAGTTTCTTTTTTTGTTTTTTACTTAATTTTAGACTTGCAATTTCTTTTAGACTTGCCATTTTTATTACCCTTTTTTGGTTTGATATATTTCCAAATTTTACCTTCTTTATCTAAATCTACGCTCCATAGCATAACTTTATTATAAAGTTTAAATCCAAATGAATAACATATAAATGTTCTGCTTATAGTATCTCCTATAACATATAGGATATAAGATAAAAATATCTTCATATTATATATTATATTGATTTTTTAATAAAAAACAAGTGTAAATTTAATACATATGGCATGTGGTACTCTACTTTCAGCTTATTATCCAGATTATCTTAAAACAATATTGATTCAAGTATATTCTGGAAATGATGATGCATTTAAAACTTGTGCTTGTGGTCTTAAAACTCCAACTAATGATGAAGGTTGTCCTATTCTTGATGAGGATGGCAAGGTGGGGGCTTTCCCATTTTGTTGCAATTTAGAAGCAGATGGGGTTGGAGATAATACAGAATATCCTTTAAAACTTTCATTAAAACAAGCTATGCAGTTATACTGGCAAACCTGGACTTGGTTATTTTCTGGAATAGTTTCTGATACTAGTTCTTGTGGTACTGGTACAGTTAGCAAATTTTTTCAAAAAAAGAGATGTACATATATATCACAAAATAATATTTTAACTTGTGAACCTATAGAAAAGAGATTTTTAATGTGTCCTGCCGTTTTTACATATACTGTTGATATTCTTACGAAAACTCATCTTGGTAATGGAATAGAATTGACAGGAGTTAGTGAAGATCAAGTAATTGCTGATATGTTTGCGCCTTCTATTAAAATGAAAATGAAAAAAGAAGGAGACGTTTATTATTTTTATCCAAGATTTACTTTTACTGCTATGAGTGCATATGGTGTATGTACATCAACAACTACTAATGGCGCTGCGGGTTGTGATGGTGGAGCATCTGGATGGAGAGATAATGGTGAATTTAGTGTTAATGTAAAAATTTTAGGTCAATCAACAGCAGCTCCATTAAAATTTTATTCAAAAATCTTTGCAGATACTCCTAGTTGTAGGCATTCTGGTGCTAGTACAATTTCTAAATTAGAATTTATTTAATGGATCATAATTTTATAATAAATACTATTATTAAAAATAATGGTATTATAATTGGTGGATATGTTAGAGAATGGATATGGAATGGTAGTCCTTCAGATAATAATTGGAAAGACATAGATATAAAATGCCCGCTAGATTCTGAAGAAAAAATAGCAAAAGAAATTCATAGTTTATATCCAAATATAATTTTAGATTTTAGACCTAACAAATTTACTGGATATAAAAGTCCATATTCTTGTGATTTATTACAATATGATGGACAATTTAAAACTGTAGAATATTTTGGTGATGAAAAAAATTATGTGGATTTGGCTAAAAATAAAATTTGTATATATTTAAGAAAAAGGCATATCGGAAGAAAGTTAGATCGTGAAAAATTATTAATAAGTACTGGCTGGACAATTGAATTTCCTTATTTATCATTTAAAAATTGATTATCTATCATATATTAGATATAATAAAAATAAGCCAGAATAGCACAGCGGTAGTGCAACGGTTTTGTAAACCGTAGGTCATCGGTTCGAATCCGATTTCTGGCTCTTATTTTCTCTTTTTTGGAATAAAATAAACTATTGCTTCATCACCATATACTTGAAATGATTTTAATTTATAATTTTTATTTTCAAGCATTTTCTTTAATTCATTAATATATTCACTTTTCATATAAACTATAATTTTGTTATTATCTTTAGAATCTATACCATATTCATCTGCAAATTCAGAACAAATAGCCAATGCTTCGCTTAGATTACTCACGTAATAGTTTACACTATTAAATTAAAGATTTATTTCCAGAGAAAATTATTTCAATATACTCATTTAATATGTGATTTATTTGAGATCTTATAAAAGATTCCATTGCTTGTAATGTGTTAAATTTATAAAGATTATTATTTTGGAATAATTTATAAGTATGTATTTTTTCAAGAATATCGCATTTATTTATTATTAATTTATTGACTCCAGAAATTTTAATTGCGTCTATTAGTTTATTTAAATTTAGCCAATTAACTATCCTTTTTCTACCAGTTGTAGAACCAAACTCTTGACCAATTTCTATTAGCATATTTAATTCATCATCTTGCCAAAGTGATTCTGGAAATAATGGATCTACTCCACTTTTTGTATCATAAATTTTAGCTACACCAATAATATCTCTAATTTTTTTAGGACTAAAACCTAATGAACAAGCAGAATAAGGCAAAGTTTCACTACTTGTAACATAAGGATAATCTCCATAATTTAAATCTAACCAAAAACTTTGTGCGCCTTCACATAGAATATTACCATAGAGTTCGCCATTCCAAATATATTGTTTATCTAAATAATTTCCTGCTAATTTACCTATTCTTAGGGCTTTATCTGCATATGCTGGTGCAATTCCCTGTCCAGTTGTACCTAATTTTGGTTTTAAAAATTTAAGATCATATTGAATATGTCTTTCAGTAATAATATGTGCTTTTGGACTTACTTTAATTAAAGAAGTATCAAATCCTTCTCTTTTAAGATAATCTATTTCATCAAAAAATTTATCAATATTGATAACACAATTTGGACCAATGATGCTAAGCTTATTTTGAAATACTCCACAAGGAATAATATGAGTTTTATATTTTTTATCATTAATATAGACTGTATGACCTGCATTTGGCCCACCATTCCAACGACAAATAATATCATAATTTTTGCTAATAGCATTACTTATTTTGCCCTTTCCTTCGTCTCCCCAAGCTAAACCAAATATAATATCTATATGATTAACCATCAGTAGTATAATACTGATATATTAAAATAATGTAAAGATTATTTTTTATTTATTAAATGTTGCTGTATTATATCAAAATTGCGATCTAATTTTTGTTCTATTCTATCAAAATAATCATCAAAAGATTCTTTAGTAACGTAAGTTGTACTTATTTTTAATGCTAAATCTGCTATTTCTTGTTGATGTTTTCTTCCTTCTAATTCCATTTCTTTTCTTAAAGTAATAAAATCACTAAAAGTCTTATCATTAATATCTTTAACTAATTTTTCTTGTTTATCAAATAGTGAAAATACTCTAGTAAATAACCATCCACCTAAAAAGGATAATGATCCTAAAACTATATTAAATAATAATGTAATATCTAAATTCACGTATATAATTACACTTATTTGAAAAGGGTGTATATATTATATATGCCATGCGCTCTAACATCTAATACAGATTATCCTTGGTTATGATTGTGGCACTAGCGTTCTTAGTTTCAAAATGGATAGTAATTTTATCTTAATAAGATGTATTTTGATCATAATTTTATTTTAAATATTATTTTTAATAACGATGGTTATATTGCTGGTGGATACGTAAGAGAATTTATATTAAATGGATATTTAACAGATACTGGATGGAACGATTTAGATATTGTATGCCCACAAAACAAAGAAGATATTATTAAAAATGAAATTTTAAAAATCTATCCTAATTTAAAAATAGATTTTAAATTAAATTTAAATATAGGTTTAGGATCAAAAGGGCTTTATTCAGTAAATGTAGGATGTTTAAAAAATAAAAATTGTATATCTTTAAGAGACGAGCATAAATTAAAAAAAGAATATGGACAATATATGGATTTAATTATAGATGGATTTAATAATAAAAAATGCATTTGCGCTTTTAAAACAAACCTTGGAAGACCTTTAAGTTTAGAAAAGAAAATAAAAAGTAAAGGATTTACAATAGAATATCCACTTATGAAAGAACCAGTTTATAATTTTAATTTATAACTTTAAATCGCCAAAATCATCATCAGATATATCAGTTTTCCTTGCTCCAACTTTATAACTAGATATCTCTGTTTCTTGAGGTGCTACCTGCACTTTACTGCTATCTAGATAGCTATCTAACCATCCAGATATAGGATTATCTTTTTGATTAAAAATCTTCTTATATCCAAGACTTCTTAGCCTAGAATCACATAGCCATTTAGAATAACCATCTAATACTTCTGCATTTAAACCTAGCAGACTACCTCTACTAAATAAATATTTAGACCATTCACTTTCATTTTTAGCTGCTTGTTCATAAAAAGCGTATATCTTATCTTCACTTTTTTTAACTATACTAGTAAATCCTTCTTTATCTTCCTCTTTTAAAATTTTAAGTAAATTTTGGCTAACTGCAAAATGTAATGCTTCATCTCTTTGAATAAATTTAATAATTTTAGAATTACCTTCCATCTTACCTCTGTAACCAAAATAAAAAGAACAAGCAAAAGAAACATAAAATACAAGACCTTCCATTACATTAATAGAAAGAATTGCATCAAAAATCTTTTGTTTAGGATCTTTCTTTTCGTCATCACCGAGAATCTTATCAAAATTATTTCTAATCAATTCGGCGCGACTTGTAATCTCTTTATCTTCCATAATACTATCAAAGAATTTAGTGGCATCTGGATAAACATTATTTAAAAGATAAGAATAAGAATAACTATGAATACCCTCAAATTGTGCCCAAGTATTCATACAAATTTCAAGTTCTGGATTACTTACATAATCTTTAAGAGAATGAATACTTCTAGAAAGCATACTATCTCCAAGAGTTTGGAACCGTAAATTACTATCAAATACAAATCTTTCTGTATCAGTTAAGTTTTTATAATCACTACGATCTTTTCCTAAAGCTATTTCATGAGGCCACCAGAAATTTTCATTTTGTTTTTTGAATAATTCAAAAAATATAGGATATTTAAAACGATCATATCTTTGAAGATTCAAATCTTCACCAAGAAATAATGGCTGTTTAGTACTGTCTATATTTTTAAAGTTTAAAACTGTTTTCATGGATTATAATTTACACGCTCCACTAGAGCAGTCTCGGTCTTCTTTTTGATTTAAGGATTGTTCTTTATCTCCATCATCTGTATTATTATAATATAAACTAATTAGTCCAAGACTATATGCATATATAATTTCTTTCATGACTTTTGCATCTGGAAGAATATTATTTTCATAATGGCTATAATTATAGTATACATTAGTTGATATTGCCATGTCAATATATTTTTGAATTACTGCGTTGATTTTAAGTAATCCAGTATTATCTTTTAGATCATATGCCAATTCATAGTTCTCATCATATTTTCCAATTCCTGGAACCATAACTGGAAGTTTTCCCATTTTGCTAGTTTTATAAGTAATGAGGCTACGAATAGGTTCGACTCCATTTGTTGAGCATTGAATTACCGAACTACTCTCACAAGGCATACAAGAAGATAATGTAGAATGCCTTAATCCAAATTCTTTAATGTCTTTTCTTAATTTATCCCAATCAAGAGATAACTTTCTTTTAACTATTTCATCTACTTTGTCTTTATATGTATCAATAGGTAAAATACCTTTAGCATATTTAGTCCTATCAAATTTTTCACACTTACCTTTTTCTTTAGCTAGTTCAACGCTACTCTCTAATAGATAGTATTGGAAATGCTCCATCCATTCATCAACTACAGATAGTGATTTATCTGAACTATATTTTATATCATTCTTTGCTAAGAAAGCCGCAAGATTTGTAATTCCAACTCCAAGGCTTCTTCTTTTTTTAGCAAAATTTTCAGCAGCAATATTAAAATAATCTTGAAGCTCAATAATTTCGTCTAGAAATCTTACGATAAGATCGCAAGTCTTTTCAAGATCCTGCCAGTTTTTTATTTCTAGCATATTTACTGCCGAAAGAATACACATTCCAATTTCACCTTCTTTATCGTGATAATCATTTAATGGAATAGTTGGATGAATAACTTCTGTACAAAGATTACTCATTGTAACTTTATCTAACCATGCTCCGTGATTGTTTGCATGATCTACATTTAGAATATAAATTCTACCAGTTTCAACTCTTTCTTTAATAATAAGAGAAAATAATTTACGAGCAGATATTTTCTTTTTAATCTTTAATTTTTTAGATTCACACTCTTTATATACTTTATCAAAGTCTTTAGTTCCCCATGCTTCGTAAAGTTCTGGAACTTCGGCATTATTAAATAGAGTAACATCTTCATCTTTTAATACTCTATCATAGAATAATTTACTCATTCCAACTGTATAATCAAGTTTGCGAACTCTATTATCATCTGTTCCTGCATTATTTTTTAATACAACAATATCTTCAATTTCATAATGCCACCATTGAATATTACAAGTTGCACTTCCACCTCGTAGTCCATTTTGTTGCCAAGCCTTTACGCTACTTTCATAGATTTTTAAAAATGGAATTAAACCAGTATGAACAACTTCTCCATTCTTAATAGGAGAACCAATTGCTCTAATTTTACTTACATCAATACCAATTCCACATCTATTAGCAGTAGCCATACTAACAGCGGTAGCACTAGCTGTAATGCTATCTTTTGTATCATCTACTCCAATTAAGCAACAACTAGCATAATTTCTGCTAGATGTTCTAACTCCTGCCATTACTGGTGTTGGAAGATTAATTTTATGTTTACTAATAGCATCATAAAATTTTCTGACATAAGAAAGTCTCGTCTCTGCTGGATATTTTGCAAAAGCATAAGCTGAAATTAAGATATAAGCGAATTGAGGCGTTTCGTAAATTTGACCAGTAGTTCTATTCTTAATCAAATATTTATCACAAAGCTGCTTGATTCCAGCATAAGTAAAAATAAAATCTCTATCGTGATCAATAAATTCTCCAATCTTATTTATTTCATCTTCTGAATAGTGATTCAAAATACTTGAGTCATAAACTTTATTTTTAATATTTTGGTTTAAAAACTCTGATAATCTAGGAGCATGTTTACCTTTCCAAACATCTTTTCTAAGTTGGTAGTTTAATAATCTTGCTGCGACATATTGATAATTTGGTTTTTCTATGGAAATTAAATTAGCTGCGCTTTCAATTAAGAGGTTATGAATTTCTTTTGTATTAATTCCATCATGGATATTAATCTTAGCATTAATTTCAATATCTGTTAAACTAACTCCACTGTAACCATCAATTGCCCAGTTAATTACTTTGTTTATTTTTTCTATATTAAACTTTTCTGTAGAACCATTTCTTTTTTTAACATTTGTATTTTTATTCATAATGTAACTAGCGCAAAAACTATATTACATTATTTTTTAAACTAAAGAAAGAAAATTTTTAAACTTTATTAACAATTCAGTCAGAATGTTTTTTTGGGTGTACTCTGCCTTTTCTTTTTTTGCTCCAATCTTGGTAATACTTTTTCTTTACTGGATCTTGACCACCATAGATTTTTTTTCTTTTTTCAGAAAGCTCTGCACTTCTATCCCAAAGATCACCAATTGAACCTTTTTGATTTTTTGTATATTCTGCAAATTGTTTATCTGTTGCATCCGCTTTTAATGTACCTTGTGTATTAACTTCTGGAACTGTAAAAACTCTTTTCCATTCTATTCCATCTTTATCAATAAATATATGCTTATCATGCACAGATTGCACAACATCTATTGTTTCTTCAGTTTCTGGATGGATATAAGTATACAATGGCATTTATTTTAAATGAGAGATTATATTTTCAACAAATTTTTCAGATGTAAATTCTTCTTGAAGTTTTAAACCTTCTTTATTAGTATTATTCTCTTTGACCTTTTCTATAGCTTCTTCACAGGCAGCGATAAATTCATTACCATCAAAATCATAAATATTGCCTTGATTAAAAGGTCCACCTTTGGGAAAAAATATTCCATCATAAGCTTCTATTTTAGAATTAGGTTCTACTAGAATACTATTATTTTTATTTGCCCAAGATTTATAACCATGAGCATTCATTATAATTCCATATTTACCCATAGCAACAGAATGAAATTCTGGTAAACCCCATCCTTCTGCGCCACTCATGCCAATAATTACATTAGCACTATTTAAATAATCATTGTAAATTTTATTTTGCCCCATGAATGGTAAGAAATTTATATTGAAATAATTTTTACCTTCTAAGACTTGAGATAATAAAGTATTTTGATCCTCTTGTTTCATGAATGGATTAAAAATACAGCATTGAAGTGCATATCTTTTATCATTACCAAATTTATTAGCCCAAAGTTTAATTAATTTAAGGTGATGTTTTCTTTTTTCTAGTTTACCTACTAGATTAAAAACAATTCTATCATCTGTAAAATATGTTTTTTCTATTCTATTAAAATTATATTTATCAAATGCTAATGGAATATATTCTACATTATTACAACCAAGACTATTGAATAGTTCGACTGTTTCTCTTGAAGAAAAAAGAACTTTATTATTATTTTTTACAATATTTAATTCTATTTTTGTTGGTTGATCTAATTCATAAAAACTAAGTAAAACTTGTTCATTCGAAAAACTTTCAAATGAACCATTCAAATGCCATAATTTAAATAATTTATTCTTTCTATTAAAAGTTTCAAGAGAAGAATTAATTGATTGTTGTAACCAATTAGCGAATTCTTGAGTTAAATCTGATTGAGTAGATAAATCAATATTACCCATAGGTAAAATATCTACATTAACCTTAGAATTATATAGTTCTCTAAGAATTAATGTAGATACTTGACCAAAACTTACTGAATTTATTGGTAAGTTAAACGCTAAACTCATAGGATGTCATCTTCATCCTCTTGAACAACTGGTTGAGCTTTCCTTGCTGGAGCAGTTTTTACTACTGGAGCTGAAGCTGTAGTCTTATTTTGACTATCTAGTGGCTTAGAAACGTATAGTCTGTAATCTGGAGCCTTTTCATTTGTCTTTTTACTATTAGCAAAAACTACAACATCAATTCTTTGACCATCATGGTCATTAATATAACCAGATAGAAATGACATTCCTGTTTTACTTTTCTTCTTCCAAAGAGCGCCTAGCTCATTTTGATTTTTATTTGTATTTTGATTTGTATTATTCATTTTTATATTGTATCTCCTTTATTATATTTTGTCAAAAGAATTTTTACTCTCAACTTTCGTTTTTAATAGTTTGATAGCTTTATTATGAATATTGATAGCAGTTTGAGTACTAATCTTTAATTTTTTAGCTATCTTATTCCAAGACATTTTTTTATTTGTATTATTTAAATATCTCATTTTGAATATTTTTTCTACTCTTTTATCGGAGCATGACTCTATGATATTAAAAATATATTCATTAATATTTTTATATTCTTTTTGTGGAGTAGTATTTTTTTCTATTAAATAGTTTAATTTATCAGTTTCAAGTGTCAAATAATGACTATTCTCATTCATGCAATTAAGGCATTGATATCTTACTTGATTGTACAACCAAGTTGAGAATTTGGAATTTTTACAAGGATCAAAAGACATTGCAGATTTGTATACAATATAATCTTTTTGATCTATTACATCTTGTACGTGAACTCCAGATGTAACCATAGGATTTGAGTATTTTTTATACAAAGAATTACAAAGTGCAGAATGTTTATTTATAAGCATTTTTAATGATTCTTCATCATTTTTTTCTTGTATATTTCTTACTAAAGTATTATCGTCTATATTTATATTCATAATTATTTTTTATTCTCCATATATTTTTCATAAATATTTTTTAATTGTTTTTGCATAAGTTCATATAAAAAATTAACATCTTGACATGTTTCCCAAGAAATCGAGTAATCTGCAACAGCTTTAAGTTTATTATCATTAGATTTTTCTTCAATATTAGCTGGAGGAATTAAAGATCCATCGTCTAGTTTTCTAGAAATATGAATAAGAATACCATTGTGTGATTTCAGCCAAGAATATTCATCTTCTTTATATTCTATATATCTTACATCTGTAATTATTGGAATAATATTGTCTTTTTTAAGATTTTTAACTTCTGTTTCTACTAAAGATGTCCAGTATTTTCCTTCTGTTTGAACTCTTCTGCATTTACCATAAGCAACCATAAGTGGTCTAATTAATTCTTTATCCTTACCCTCACATTTATTTAAATCTATTTTAAATTTTTCTTTAGTAAAATCTCCAAGTTCTTTTTTTAGATTATCTGCCAAAGCAATTCTTTGAGATTTAATATTTTTTTCTTCTAAATACTTTTGAAGTATTGAATAAAAAGTATCTTTTCCAGATCTAGCTACTCCAGTTAATCCTATCATTTTTCTTCTCCATAAGATATTTCTCCAGTTCCGTCATATTTTGGATAATTTTGTCCAGTATGAATTTCTTGAGTTCGTACTTGAGTTTGTATATTTTCTTTTAAACTTTTTGTATCTACATTTTCATCAATATCCTTAGACTCAAAGGGTTTAGTGAATATCGTTCCATGAGATTGGTTTGTAGAGCTTGCATCAGTTTTATATGTTCTATACATTTTGTTTTGAATTATAATAAACTCTGGAAAAGGTTTAGAGAATATTGTGCCATGAGATTGATTCGTTGAATTTCCTCCTCCAGTTTTATATGTTTCATAAACTTCTATACCTCTAGCAGTTTTGACATAATTATATTCTTGAAAAGGTTTTGTAAAAATTGTTCCATGTGATTCATTAGTACTACCTGTAGTTTTATATGTTTCATAAACTACTCCAGATTGTGCAATAGCAAAATTAGCTATAAAAGATAATAGTATTATATATTTCATATTTTAATTAATTCTATATTATAAAATTTAAATATTTCTTTTGCTGTAGAATCCTTTTCATATTCTTCTGAGTATACCACACTTTTAACTCCATATGCAACAATATTTGTTGCACAATTTGAGCAAGGTAATAATGTAGAAGCTAATAAATAAGGATCATCTTTTCTTTTTATAAGAGATAATGCATTGATTTCGGCGTGAATCATATATTTTCTTCTATTATCTCTGTCATTAAAAAAATCTTGTTTAATATTAAATTTTGGTAAAAGACCATTATATCCAACAGATAATACTCTTCCATCTTTATTTAAGATACATACTCCAACTTTTTTATATGGATCTTCTGATCTATTCGACCAAATCTGAGCAGTATGAATTGCTGCTTCAATAAATGATATTCTATTATTCATTTTGTAGAAAAATGCCAATATAAAGATATTATAATACCCATTATGATACATGCAACTGTTTGAAACATAAAGACATATTAAAACTTTTTTATTTTTAAGTCAATTATTTTCTTGATTGTTTGAGAAGAATAGTTTAATATAAAGAAATGCAAAAACAAGAATTCAAAGAAGCTTTAAGTTATGATGATATTTCATTACTTCCAAATTTTTCAAATATTACCTCAAGAAAAGAAGTAGATACTACTACTAAAATTTCAAGAAATTGTAGTATCAAAATTCCAATTATTCTTTCTCCTATGGATACAGTATCATCTGTTAAATCTTGTATTAAAATGAATAAACTTGGTGCAGCTGGAGTTTTGCATAGATTTATGAGTGTTGATGATCAGAGAGCTAAAGCTAAAATTATTAAAAATGAAAGTGATTTTTGTGTTACTGCTATTGGTTTAAAAGATGCAGAAGAAAGAATTAGAGCTACTAGTACTTTTACTAATGTTTACTTTTTAGATACAGCTAATGGTTTAGCTAAAAACGTAGAAGATTTTTTAAGATGGTATAAAACTGCTGGATTTTCACAAGATGTTATAGTTGGTAATACTTTAACGAAAGAAAGCGTTTATAGATTAGCTAATCTTAAATCAGACGGATTTAGACATTTGATTGGTCCAGGTTCTATGTGCTTAACTCAAGTTAAAACTGGAATTGGATGTCCAAGTCTAACTGGAAACTATTACGCTTGGAAGGCTGTGAGGAATTGGGAACTTTCTCAAGTTGATTTATTTAAACAAGACAAACCTAACCCATCTCATAGACCAAGTATTCTGGCTGATGGTGGCATTAGATATCCAAAAGACTTAGTAAAAGCTATCGCTAGTGGATGCGATGCTGTTATTTGTGGTAGAATTTTCGCTGGACTGTCTGATGTTGTAGACGATGAAAATATTATTGAAATTGATGGTAAAAGATTTGCTAAATACAGAGGAATGGCTAGCCAAGATGTTGTAGAAGATTATGATTTATATGATGGAACCAAAAAGAATTTATTTGTCGAAGGAGATAATACTTTGATTCCAATTATTGAAAATAAATCTATTGAGGATATTGTATATGATTTTACTAATGGTTTGAGAAGCTCTATGAGTTATCTTGGTTTCAGGAATTTACAAGATATGCGCGGTGGTTTATGGAATAATACCATACAAGCTGTTAGAAATAGCCCAAATAGCATGTATGAAGGATTCGCTCATGGAAAATAATTGATTTAAATTAATAAATGCCTTATAATATTAAAATGAATAAAGAAAATATAGACAAATTAACTTCGATTGAATATGCTAGGGCAACAGAGTTCAGTCCAATAGTAAGAATATATCCAAAAGTACCAAGAAATACAATTTGCCCATATACTGGTAAAAAATTCAAAAACTGTTGTGGTCAATTAAATCAAGATTTCTGCGAAAAAGCTAGAGACTCTCTAAGAGAGCATCTTACAAAAATTACAAATGAAAAAGAAAATCAAAACAAAAAAGAAGAAACAACTTAAATATTACGCTGTTTATAGTAAAAGTGATAATTTTCTTCATGGAATTTTTCCTCCATCAAAAGAAGGCTTAATAAAAGCTAAAGCTCATGTTCTTAAATTAGATCCTACAACTAAAAATTATAAAATTAAAAAATATTAATGCTTGATATTTGGGTCAGCTAATTCTGGATTATGTTGCATTTTTGTACCACGTTTAAAATTTTTATGTAGATTTTCATAAAATACTTTAAAAGTATCTAATGGTTTATCTATAATATTTTTAATTTTTTGTTCTGTTTTTTGCAATTCTTGATTTTCTACTTTTTTAATAATTGAGTTGTAAGCTATAACTAAACATACTGCTAATGGATCAAAAACAATAACAATTAATATAATAAATATTCTTACTGCAGTTTCTATTTTTAATCCAAATGCATCAGCTACAAATTTAAATGTACCAATTTCGCCTTTTGTATTATCACTCTCTAGTCTCATTATTTCTTGACTATTTTCTAGACTTTGTTTTTCTAAATTTTGAAGATCAGAAGTTACTGTAGATATTTGAGAAAATAAGTTATTGATATTAACTTGAGATCCTTCAACTATTTTATTTTTACTTTCTACTAATTTAATATCTGTTACTTTTTCAGTTTTAGCGGAACTGAAAAATCCACCGCCAGTAGTTTTAGTTGTAGTCACATCTTGTTTAACGGCATTATCTAGAGATGTTTGATATGTTTTTTGTAATTCAATTAAATCTTTTAATTTGCTTTTATTGAAATCTATTTGAGAAATATAAAAATTTTGTTGAGATTTTAAACTTTGAATTTTATTTAAGTTTAAAGAATATTGAGAAAAATTACGTTGAAAAGCATCAGAAAGAAAACCAAAAATACCAAGACTTGTTATGCACATCAGTAATATCGTAGCAGATAGCATATATTTTTTAAGTAAATCATGTATTACTGACCAATATCTATAAAGATAACTTGCGCTAACTAATTTTGCTATTTCTAAACTTCCAGCCATTATTCCAACGCTCCAAAAACTAGCTGCAAAAAGTAGAGCTATTCCTTTAACTGAAAAGAATGCTGCGCAAGAAGCTAATAAGAAGGCTGATAATCCAAGTATATATTTAAACATAATATTTAATCTAAATTACACTTTTAAAATGTAATAATATTAGTGATAGTATCTGAAAGAGATATTGATTTCTTTGCTAAAAAATTGGACTTATCTCCAGAAAAAGCATTTTTACTAATCCAAGATCCAGATTGTTTGCCAGAAATATTAAATAAAATTTCAGAAGAAGATATAGATGGGATTGTTGATATAAGTTTTCCAGTATTTGCAGAAATAACTATTATAAAATATAGTAAAGATTTAAAATATTCATTTGAAGAAAAAGAATATGTCTCAGAAGCAGTTGGTTTAAAATTCTATGATTTAATTGGAGAGCCTATTTTTAAAAAATCTATACTAGAATTCAAACATGACGAAGATACAGCTAAATCACTTTTAGTATTTTTAGGATTTTTTTATAAAAACTTACATAAAGCAAGAAGAGCTTATCCATCAGAAAATATATATTATAATATAGCAAAAAATGGATTTGAAAATTCAGACAAAATACATATATCAGAACATCTTAAAGACTGGATTAAAATATTAAGAATAATACATAATGAAGTTTGGTTTTAATACGATATCCTAATTATTTAACTTTTCTTTGATATCCAAAAGGGCTTTACCTCCAGATTTTAAATATCTGAAGTTGGGTATTATCAATCCAACTTTTCTTTTGACTCCAAATTTCACCACGATCTCAGTGATGAATGGGCCATCGCACTTACGGATCAGAGGTAGCTTCGATCACTACATTCTGCGATGCCTATAGCTACATTTCCTTCTTTAGCCATATTATGTACAAATGAAGGTTTTAATAGTTGTCAGCCCTTAGGACATTGCTATCTCAAGGATTGATAGTTGATTATTTGACATCAACAAACTGCTCTAATTGGGAACTATGTAAACTTATAATATATTAAGTTTGAAGTTTTGTCAAATTATTTTTATAATATATTAATGGAAATTATAAAAAATAAAGCCAGATGGTCAGCTTATGCAAATAAATGTGTTAAGCATTATAATATTTCTAATGAGAATATTTATGATGAACCAGAGCAATATCCATGTATCGCAATACCCCAGCTAATTTCTGATATAAATGGATCAAGAGTTAAATTTAATTTTGTTTATAAAAAAGATTGTCAAAATTTATTAAATATTTAATTTAACCAAACAGTAACCATTTTGATCTATTTTACTTAAAAATTTTCCTAATACTATTATTCCATCAGTTCCTATCCTACCATCATCACCAACATAAGCAGCTGCACCAATAGAAGGTAATCCTCCACCGCCAGTTTTACTCAAAGTATCTATATCATTTATTAAAATAATTCCTTTAGTTAAAATTGGTGCCGCTTGAACTTTTGGAAGAACTATATTTTTTTCTGCCATTTTTCGTGGATTATATATTAATTTTTCACCATTTTCATCTAAATCCCTAACATCATACAATAAAATACCTATTGGTCCTGGAACGTCATTATAATTGACAACTGGAGAAACCTCTCCTACAATTTCAAATAAATCACTTATAGTATTTTTAAATCTTTCACCAACTCCATCAGAAGTTAGTTTTAATGGACCAGCGCTAGAGTTATCTGTCCCATTATCATCTTTTGGGGAAGTTATTGGTTTAACTAATATACCTTTATTTGCAACTGTCACGCAAGTATATAAATTAATTACATCGTGCTCATTGTAATCTCTATATGGTAATAAATTAGGCATATATTTATATTACACAAATAAAAAAATAGTGTAATAAAAAATAGTTCTTTATTAAATAAATGACCATTTTGGGTGAATTCGGTGGAAATCTAAAATAGATTATACCGAGCCAAGACAACTGGGAAAGATAGGTTGTAAGGTGTAACGACTAGGCGATTGAGTTCCAACAATAACATTGCCCACGAGCGCCCAAACTTACGAAAGTAAGAAGATATAGTCTGAACTTTATAGTGATATAAAGATGTTAAATATAAACAATTTAACGATAACAAAATGATTTAGACCTGCCCCAGAAAAGCTAGTAGTTAAAACGGGCGAAGTGGGTGGGTTAAGGTTAAACATAAATGTATGTCAATTTCAAAACAAGATTTAATTAAATTAGGATTTGGGAGTACTTTTAAAGTAAATTCTGAATCACAATTTATTGATGACGAAAAAATAACACATAAATCTTTACAAAATGTCAAATTAGATATAATTAATGTAGGTACTTTAAAAAATCCAGAATTAGAACTTATTTTAAAAAATAAAATTGAATCAAAAAAAAATTCAGAAAGTTATCAAACTTATCATATACCTATAGAATTTAAAAAAAATTATACAAATTATAAATTAGAAATTCCATTAATTGGACAATTATCTTATTTTTTTCCAGATGAATATATTTTTTATTCAAATAATTATGATTATTTTCAACAATTTTATAAAACAAAACCAAAAATAACTAATTTAAATAAAAATGAAACATTTATTAGAGCTACTTTTACAAAAGATTTTTCAAATTCAAAAATACTAACAGGTGAATATAATCAAAAATATAATCCAAGTTTAATTTCAGGATTTTTTACAGGATTAGATTTTACAAATAGTACATTTTATAGAGCATGGACAAAATCCAATACTTCTGGAGCAATTCCTGGAAATCCTAGTTATAGTGGTTTTTATTTAAGTTATCCAAGTTCTTTACAAAATTGGCAATATAATGCATATATTTGTGATACAAAAATTGCGCCAATATATAATTATTTAGATACAAATCAAACTAATTCTAAAAATTTGAATGGAATAATTTTAATATCAACTGGGAATGGAGAAAAATATAATATATGCTATATTTCTCCCCATGGAATTCATACTGGATATCAAAATACATTAGTATACAATATAAATACAATTAATAAAAAGACCACTACCATAAATACAAAAATTTCATCAGGAATTAAAATTCCAGCATTAACTTTAGGAAGCGAATATTATAGTGGAGATATTTTTCCAAAAACTGGAATATATAATTTTATTTCATTAGATAAAAATCAACATTTAACACAAAATATACCAATTAAAGATACTTTATTTTATAAATTTTATACAGGTTTATATACTGGAAATAAAACATTTAATACAGGCACTTGGAATGGAATAATTCCAGCTTACACTAATTTTACAATAGAATTAATTTCAACAGAATTAAATAAAAAAATTGGAACACACAATCAATTTCATATTGTATACTCTGGATTTGGAACAGATGATGCTTTAGATCAAAAAATAAATTATTATATTAGAGAGAATTTAATTTTAAATTATGATGAAACTTCTTTTAATTCACAAGGAAAAGTTAATAATACTAATGTAGAAATTATTAATTATAATATAAACGCAATTGGTAGAGGATATGGAAATAATATAAATGCATCACTAGATGCAGCGAAAAAAAATGCAAGATATACTATTTCAAATAAAATTCGTCAAATTATTAAAAATAATATACCAGAACTTATAATAAAAAATAAAAAATATAGAAAATTACAAAACTTTTTAAATAAAGGAAAGGACTAATAATTCTATGGGATGTTGTAAAAGAAAAACTAAATGGACTACTATAACTACAGATGCAATTATATATGGTGAGCGCATTGGTGGTTTAAAAACTATTCCATCTAGACCTCCTGGGCCCTGGACACTTAAAAAAAATCAGGGCACTTCAGGAGTTTTACCTCCGAAAATTATCTTAGATAAAAAATCTGGAGTTAAAATAGAGAATTCTATTCCTAAAAATTCAAATCAAGATTCTAAAGCGTGCATAAATACATGCGGAGGAACATTGATAACAAAAAATCAAAATCCACCAGACATTAAAGATATTGATGCAACTTTTGATCAATGTCTCACAAATTATTCATGGGTAAATTGTGAAACAGGAGATGATATACCAGCCGCAATGTTAGCTGAATATAAAATAAAAATACAATACGACACAAGAATAGAATCTTACGAAAATGAGCATGATTGTGGAGCAGATTGTCCATCATGTAATGAATTAGCAGATAAAGATCAAACAAAAGAATTAACTGAGGCAGCAAAAGATATGAAACCAAAAGATTCAAAAAATGATTGCGATCCATATAAAGAAACAAACCATCCACAAAATACTCTTCCAAGAAGATCGCAACTTAAACTAAAAAGAGGATTTAAGATTTCTAAAATAAAGGGTTCTTCGATGCACCCAGATCTAAAATCTGGCGAACAAATAATAACAAATCTTCTTTGTGATTTAGAAGATGTACGAATTGGCGATACAATTGAATTTATTCATAATAATGGAGATGGAACAGAATCCTATTATGTACATCAAGTAGTTGCAATTACCCAAGACGGATTAGAAACAAAAGGTTCAAATAATTCTCAAAAAGATTCGGGAACTGTAAATGATGAAAATTTTATGGGTTGCGCCCAAAAAACATCAAAACATGATTATGACGATAAGGAAGATTGCGGCGATTAATAATTTAAAAAAAGATTGTCAAAAATTATTAAAAGCTTTATAATGTGTAATATTAGTTAGTTCTTTAACATTGGGCCCGTACTGGTTTCGATTTTAAGAAAATAAATTGAAATGCAAGTGGAGGTTGAATCGAGGACTCCTTAAAAAGTTTCAATTATATTAACTGCCAAAACAGCAAAATATAAAGGTCATATCTCTGCAAGAGTTCCTCTTGTTGAGATGACCGCTTCTGTAGCCTAAGTTCTACAGCGTGACTACCTTGACACATCTATTGGATAGTTGCGGAATTAGATGTCTTATTATTAATAGTTTTTTTATTCTATTAATATTAAGTATTAAAAATAAAATCGCTAAGTATGTTTGTTCTTTATCTATATAAAGCTAAAAACAAAAAGAACTAAACTTGTAGTATTTTAATTTAGATTTTTAAAAGACAGAGGTTCAATTCCTCTCGGGTCCAAGTAAACGAATCCCTGTGTCTGCATTTTTATTAGACAATTATATTTATATTATATATAATTTTATATGAACATAAAAAAGACAAAAATAATCTGTGCTCAATGCAATAAAGAGCACGAAATAAGACAGAGCGATTATAAAAGAAAAGCAAAAGCTGGTCAAAATAAATTTTATTGTAGCTTAAAATGCTCTGGAAAAGCAGATTATAAAAACAATCCAAGTAAACTAGAAAAAAATAAAGGTAATATATCTTTACTAAAAGGACACGAAGCTAATAGGTTAGATCAATATAGTCCATTTAAGTATCACGCAAATAAAGCTAGATCACGAAGTAAACAAAAAGGATACATAACAGATTTAACTACAGAATATTTAAAAGAAATTTGGGATAAACAAAATGGGATTTGTCCATATACAAAAATACAAATGGAACTAAGTAGAACAAGTGGCGATGAAGATATTAAAAAAACTCCTACAAAAGCAAGCCTAGATAGAATCGATCCGAATATAGGATATATAAAAGGAAATGTAGAATTTGTATGTTATTGTATTAATGTAATGAAAAATGATTTTACAAAAGATCAAATGGTTAATTTTATAAATTTAATTAAAAAATAGTGTATATACTTATATGGCAGACACTAGAAAATATATAGTAGGTCCATTAGAAACCTATCAAAAATCTACCATATCAACTCAATCTGCAAATTCTTGTGATTGTACATATACTCCATTATATATAAATGATAAATTTCAAATTGCTACATGGACTTTAGATTTTCAATTTAGTCAAGCTTTTATAAGTTCAGATATTAATGATGCTATTCAATGGAAATGGAAAACAGTTGGGGATGTAAAAATTACTAAATTAACTCATTTAGATCCTAAAATTAAAGAATATTATAATACGCATAAAGATGGATGCGCAAAAAATATGGATAACTCTTTGGATGAAGAAATTGAGGGAATGTTGAAAGAATTAGAAGTAACACAAGAAGAGTTAATAAAAAAGAAAATAAAAGAATATTTTGATTATTCAAAAAGAACGATGTATAGAAGTCAAAATGCAGCGAATGAATTATCTGAAATTTTTGCAGCACATAAAAAAATGGGAAGAGGCATGGCGCTGAATGAGAAAAAAACAATAACAGGCAAACTTTATATTAGGCCTAAAATTATAACATGTTCAAATAAAGCAGACTTTGCTACAATGACTTATAAGCCAGCGAATGGTCAAGAAAAGAAAGAATGTTTAAGTACTTTATTGCTTCTTGGAGAAGATAAAATTAATTTTGAATTTACATTAGATAATACAGTTCAGAGCGCAAGTGATGTAAATACAAGTTATTGGGATTCAAATTTAGCAAGTGATTTCGGAAATTCAACACTTAATTCAGTAGTATCAAGTAAATCCCTAATTTTTGCAGATATGGAAGCAAGATATTATAAGAATTTAACATTAATGGAACAGCAAGCTTATGCAGCGCAAAACGCCGCAAGATATGCTCGATGGCTTTCTGAATGGTACGCAAACAGAACAACTGTGATACGAAGTGAAGGTAATGGATGGTTTAAATATGGATTAACTGGTTCTGGTCGTGGAGTATTTAATATACAATTAATTGTGCCATTTGGCGAGGGTGGATTATATTGGAATAGTAAAATTGTAGTAATGGATTTAAATATTGCAAGATTGACTCAAGAAATTGGAATATGGCAACAATATGCTGCAAGAGCCAGAGAATTTGAAAATAATCAAAAAAGCGCATATGCTGCATGGGCTGCTGCACAAGCTTCTATTATTCCTCCAGCAACTTCAACTACTCCAGTTAGTTTAAATCCAGAAATTCCAGTTAGCACAGTTGTTCCAGTTGCTCCAGAGCTTATTCCAGCTCCAGCGAATGGAGCAGGACAAGGTGGGCATGACATACCAATAAATGTAGCTCCAGATTTAAGTCCATTTTTTCCAGGAATTCCTCCTCCAGTTATAGTTTTCCCTGATGATAATACATTTAGTGGTGGAGGCGGTGGTGGAGGCGGTGGTGGTGGAGGTGGCAGTGGTAGTGGAGATGGTGGCGATGGTGATACCAATGGCTATTCTCTCTCTTAATTAAAAAATATAGATAAAAACTATTAATTTCACTAAAATAATTAGTGAATATACTTTGGCCAGATACACATATTTATTTAACTCAAAATATGGCTTCTGCATTTAAAAAAATGGGCCATACATTAATTATCCCATCAGATCAATATAAGCCAACTCATCATGTTCGATGGCAAAATAAAAAAAATATATGGGCATGGAACACGTATTGGAATCAAGAAAAAGCAAATAAAGAAATTGGTGATAATATTTTAACATTATCAAAACAAGAAATTTTAGACATTAAACCAGAAATAATATTCTTAACATGCGTAGAATCCCAACCAGAAATTTTTAATGAATTATATCCACATTTAAAAAATACAAGTAAATTAGTAGCCTACAGTGGAAATGATTATTGGGATGGAGCTTATGATTTTTCTATTATTAAAAATTATCTTTGTGCAGATTTTACTGGATATCTCCTATCTTTAAAGTATCAATTAAATTATTTATACTATAAACCAGAAGTAAATTATGATTTTTTTAAATATCAAGGAGTTAGTGATGGTAATATTTTTGGATCATATATAAATAATTATAAAACAGGATTTCCACATGATTATGAATTTTGCTTTAATTTTATGAACAGCATAAAAGAAGTGCAATTTCAACCATGCGATAAATGTACAAGACCAGAAATGCTTGAAAATTTAAAAAATAGCATTGGTACAATACACATAAAACATCTTGAAGGTTATGGATATTCTGTTATAGAAAGCCTTGCTACTGGAAGACCAGTCTTTTTAAGTAGAGCTTACTCAGAAAATAAAAGCTTAAAACAATGGTGCTTAGAAAATAAAACAGCATTATTTTTCGACACAGAACTTGACCTTAAAATGAAAATTTTATATTATATGGAAAGTAAGGAATTAAGATATTATATGCAAGAACAATCAGCTAAAATAGTTAGGGAGATAATAGACAATCAAAAAGAATTTGAAAAATTAAAAAATTTCATAGATAATTTAATATGACAATCCCAAACCAATATATAATATTTGCAAATCAATTGGGAATAGATATTGCAGATATAGTTAGACTTGATAAATTTAAGCATATAAGAGAAGATTTTCCATTAAAATGTTTAGAAATACATAAATCACCATTTTCAAAAATTAGACTTGGTAAAGATAATGATGGAGGCTATATTATTGCCGACTTAAATAATTATGATAGTTTTATAAGTTGTGGAGTAAAAGATGATATTTCTTTTGAAGAAGCTTTTATTCAGAAATATAACTTAAACTGCACGGCTTTTGATCACTCCATCCAAGAATTACCAACCAATAATCCTAAAATAAAATTTATTAAAAAACAAATATCTGACATTAATTCTGAAAATGAAGATAATCTACATAATTATATAAATGATTTTAATAATATTTTTTTAAAAATGGATATAGAAGGAGATGAGTATCTTTGGATTAATACAATTAATGAAAATCAATTATTGAAATTTAAACAAATAGCGATAGAACTTCATGAACCTTATGAAAAAATAAAATGGCGTATGATAGAAAAAATTAACAAAACTCACTACGCGATTCATTTTCATCACAATAACTGTAGCTCAACATGTAAATTTAATAATTTGACAATGCCAGAAAACTTTGAATTAACATTTGTTCGAAAAAATGAATTTGATAACTTACCGCAATTAAATGAAGAAAAATTTCCAACGCAACTTGATCAAGCCAATGATGTATCCAGACCGATTTACTTTTTTAATAAATATCCTTTTGTAAAATGAAAATAGCTTTTGTTATTTTAACATGGGGAGATGCTCAAGAAAGAAAAGAAAATTTTAAATTCTCTTTGAATAGAGTAAAAAAACTTTCAAATTTCTTAAATTATAATGGAATCTCTTCGCAAGTATTCCCATATTGTTTTGGAAAAGAAAAATTAACAGATGATAGTAATCATATCAATTTAGAATCATTAGAATATTATAGATCATTTAAAATAAATTATGCCATTAAAGATTTAATAATAAAAAATCAAGAACCAGAGATTTTTTGTTGTTTAGATTCTGATATTTTTACATTAGATAGAGATTTTAATAATTTTCTTGAATATGTAAAAAATACTAATTTTAAAGAAAAATTTCTAACAGCAAGGTGGTACGATTCAGCGGATCGCAACGCTTTTGATTTTAACAACTATACTCATTCAGATAATATGCCAATAGAGACAATTAGATCGAGTGATGCTAGTGGATTTTTTCTTGTTGATTTTTTAACTTTAAAAAATATGGGTGGTTACGATGAAAGATTTACTGTTTGGGGTGGAGAAGATAATGATATAGCATATAGACTACAAAGAATGGGGATAAAACAAGAATATATGGATTTTTATTTCTTACATATAAAACACGCAAGAATCAATGAGGTAACAATATTAGATACAAAAGATAAAGACCTATACCTCAATCAAGTTAAAATCGCGCAAGAAGATAAAAGTATAATTCGACCAACAGTTGTAAATAATTATTATATAAAAAATCTTGAAAATTAAATTTAATTGTAATTGGACAGATGATAAATCTATCTATGATAGAGTTATATCTAATTATATTGGTTATGAAATACCAGAAATTACATACAAAAATGATTATACTCATTTAGTAATTTTTAATAAAAAAACTTGTGAACAAAAATGTTCAAGAGAAAATACGTTTGGATTTATCATGGAGCCAAGTTGGTCAAATAATTGGGACAGAGAATTGGGAGTTTATTGTAATAAAGTATTTTTTCACGATTTATCTTTATTAGATGATAAAGTTAAAAATATTGAAGTTTATCAAGAACATCCAGCGTGTTTATTATATCATATGCTTTATTTTAATAATATTAATTATTTTTTAAATACAAATTTTCCTAAAAAACATCTTTTAAGCTTCACAACAAGTTATACTCCAAACAATGATAATTACCTATATGGAAAAAGAACAAAACTTGCATTAGAACTTTTGAATACAAATTTAAATTTTCATATATATGGAAATAATTGGCCAATTTTTGACGCAAGAATAAGGGGTCAAATTGTAGATAAAAAAGATGGTTTAATTGATTATCAATATTCTGTAGCTATAGAAAATAGTAGAGAAAAAAATTACGTAACAGAAAAATTTTTTGATTGTTTCTTATGCGGTACTGTGCCAATTTATTATGGATGCCCAAATATTCATCAAATATATGATCAAAATAATTTTATACAATTAAAAGATTTAACTGTAGATGAAGTATTTAATGCCTTAAATAACAATAATACATTTAATCTGCAAGAGCTAAAAACAATATACTTTACAAAATACAATATCTATAATATAATAAAATCAATAATATGAATTATTGTATAGGAATTGTATCCTTTAATAAAAGATTTGATAGTTATTTTAAACCTTTAATTAAATTTATCAAAGATAATTCAGATTTAGAAGTTATAGTATGCATAAATGGTTCACTTAGAGAAGATTTTGATCAAAAATATAGAAAAGAATTACTTAATTTACTAGCAGAATATGACAAAGTATATCCAATGATATTTACATCTTTTAGATCATTAAGCAAATTATGGAATAATCTTATAATTAACTCGACAAAAGATAATATCTTAATATTAAATGATGATGTTAAAATTTCTGATAAAAAATTCTTTCAAGATGTAGAAGAAAATTTAACCAATGATTTATTTACGATAAATGGAAGCTGGTCACATTTTGTAGCTAATAGAACTCAAATGATAGAATTAGGTTTTTTTGATGAAAGATTGCTTGGGGTTGGAGAAGAAGATGGAGATATGGTATTTAGATATATAAATAAATACAAGCAATATCCCAAAAATATAATTTCTCAAAATTTACTCAATATATCTTCTAATGAAAATCAAGACAATATGAAAAAAGGAATAGGCAAATATTCCTTATTTAATAGAGCTTTTATGTTTGACCATAAATATTCAACAAATTCAAATGGAATTAAAGGAATGTTTGATTATCCAGTAATTCAAAATATACCAGACGCAAATCTATATCCATACGAAAAATTTTATCTAGATAATATAAATAATATATGAAAAAATTAAATTATTATATCGTATATCATTCTACAGTAGAAGAATCTTTTTCAGATTCTATGCCTAATGATATAAAAATTTTTACAAAAGTAGGTTTTGGAGAATCTAAAATCAGAAAACAACTACAAAAGCTAGAATTAAATTCTTTGCCTAATTATTTTCAATTATCACAAAGCTATGCAGAAGGACAAGTTTTATTTAATTTATTTTTAAATCCGCAGATTTATACTCAATCTGAATACATAGGGTTTGGGCAATATGATATACAATTTTTAATACCATATAAAGATTTCGAAAATTATATACAACCAAATAATCTTTTAGGATTTGAATATTCTACGCTTCTTAAGGATTACAATCAAAATATTCTAATGGATCTTAATCAAAGAAATAAATTATGTGGAGATGGTTATAATTGTTATAAGCAAATTATTAAAGATTATAATTATTTTTTTAAAACTGATCATAAACTTGAAGATCATTGGCATAAAGAAATAGCTCTATGCTCCGCATTTATTGTAAAAACAGAAATTTATACTAAATTGATGAATTGGTTATATGTAATGATACTTTCAAATAAATGGAATTGGTTTGATGAAAATAATCAATATAGAATTCAAGCTGGATTTTTTGAAAGATACTGCGCTATATTTTTAATGCTAGAAAATTTAAACTATATTCGAATACCAACAATACATCACGGAACCCCACAATTTAAAGAGTATATTAAAACAAAATATCTTGAAATAAATGACATATCTAACTATCATTAATAAATGGCAACAACATTAAGACAAGATTTATTCCATAAATATTCAAATGGATCAGAAGCATTTGTTGAAACTGGTACATATAAAGGAGAAGGAATAGAAGAAGCTCTAAAATATAATTTTAAAGAATTATATAGTATCGAGCTTTTTCAGCCATTATATGATTTTTGTGTAGAGAAATTTAAAAATAATAGTAATATTAAAATATTTTTTGGCGATAGCTCTGAAGTACTAGAGGATATTACAAAAGATATAAATCATAAGATTACTTTCTGGTTAGATGGTCATTTTTCTGGAGATCATACCGCAAAAGGTAAAAAAATTTCTCCAATTATTGAAGAATTAAACCAAATACATAATCATCAAAGAAACGATCACACTATTATGATTGATGATTTAAGATATGTTAGAGAAGGTTATTATGAAATGACCATTCCTCAAATAATTAATAAACTAAAAGAAATTAATCAAAATTATGAAATTACTTTCGAAAATGGCGTAGAAAGTAATGATATTTTAATAGCTTATATTAAATGAAAATATTAATAACTGGTGGAGCTGGAATGATTGGTAGTGTTTTATCCAGATATTTTTTAGATAAAAAATATAATGTTATCTCTTTAGATAATTTAAGTGGAGGATTTAAGGAAAATCTACCAGATAATATTAAATTTTATTTAAATGATATTTGTGATTCTAATTCGATTAATAAAATATTTGAAATAGAAAAACCAGACTATGTGATACATTGCGCAGCTTATGCAGCAGAAATTTTAAGCCCTTTTATTAGAAAATATAACTATGAGAATAATCTCGTAGGCTCAATTAACATTATAAATGCTTGTATAAATCATAATGTTAAAAAATTAATTAATTTTTCTAGCTTTGCAACTTATGGGGATGGTAACCCTCCATTCAAGGAAAGCGACACAAGAAATCCAAAAGATCCATATGGAATAGCAAAATTAGCAATTGAAATGGATCTAAAAGAAGCCTATGAGCATTTCGGATTAAAGTACTCAACAATATTGCCTCATAATGTAGTATCAAAATATCAAAACTATTGGGATAAATATAGAAATGCAATAGCAATTTGGATTAGACAAGCTTCACTTGGCGAAGATATTACTATCTTTGGAGATGGATTACAAACTAGAGCTTTTTCTGATTGCCAATTTTTATGTGATCCAATAGAAAAATTACTAACTAATTATGATGATCATTTTTTCAATATTGGATCAGATTCACCAATTACCATAAAAGATGGAGCCGAATTAGTTTTAAATGTTGGAAGAAAATTCGGTTTTGATAAATCAAAAATTGTTTTTCTTGAAAAAAGAAGAGAAGTTGTGCATGCATTCTGCGATCATCAAAAAGCTAAAGATTTACTAAAATTTGAAGATAATACCGATTTAGAAAAACTTATAACTGAAATGTACCAATATTATATTCAATTTCCAAATAAAAAAGTAGAATATATGAATTATGAAATAGATAAAAATATGTACTCTTTTTGGAAAAAATAAATTAAATTAATACTATTATATAATGAATAATATTCAAGAAACCTATTATGGTAAAAAAATAGATACTGCCAATATATTAAATATTGAAGATGCCAGTAAATTAATCAATGGAAGAAAGACTATAGTAATAACTGGAGTAACTGGTCAAGATGGAAGTCATATGGTTGATTTTTTACTCAAAAATACAGATTATGTTATTTTTGGCGGAGTAAGAAGATTGAGTGTTTATAATCATGAAAATATTAAACATATCAATTCAAATAGATTTTATCTTATTAATTTTGATCTAACTGATTCTCACGCTATATCTAGAACAGTAGAAAAACTACAGCCAGATTATTTTATTAATTTTGCAGCTCAAAGCTTTGTAGCAAGTAGTTGGGATTTTGCCAGACAAACTTGGCAAACTAATTCTACAGCAGTACTCGATATTTTAGAAGCCATTAGGCTCTATAAACCATCTTGTAGGCTTTATCAAGCTGGATCTAGCGAAGAATTTGGAAATGTTCAATATACCCCACAAGACGAAAATCATCCATTAAAACCTCGAAGCCCATATGGAGCAAGTAAAGCTGCCTCTAGGCAATTAGTGAAAGTATATAGAGAATCTTATAATATTTATGCTATTCAAGGATGGTTATTTAATCATGAAGGTACAAGGAGAGGTGAAGAGTTTGTAACTAGAAAAATTACAAAAAATGTAGCAAGAATTTATAATGCAATTAAAGATAATAAGGAATTTAAACCACTTGAATTAGGTAATATAGATGCAAAAAGAGATTGGAGTGATGCAGAGGATTTTGTAGAAGGTGTTTGGATGATGTTAAATCAAGATAAATACAATCTAAATTACGATGGAACACCAAAAGAATATATTTTCTCATCTAATGAAACTCATACAATTAGAGAATTTGCAGAAAAAGCTTTTACTTATGCTGGGATTATTGGTGAATGGATTGGAGAAAAAGAACATGAAGTATATCTTTCCAAGGACAAGAAAATATTAATTCAAATCAATCCAAAATTCTATAGGCCAGCAGAAGTAGATCTTTTACTTGGAACATCAGATAAAGCTAGAAAAGAATTAAACTGGAAACCCAAAATTTCATTTGATGATCTTATTAAGAAAATGATAGATAATGATATTAAAAACAATGAATAACTTTAAAAAAAAAATTTTAGTAACAGGGTCTTCGGGTTTAATTGGATCCGAAACTGTAGCATTTTTTTATTCACAAGATTACGAAGTACATGGTATAGATAATAATCAAAGAGCAATATTTTTTGGTCCAAATGGAGATACTCGTTGGAATCAATTAGAAATTCAAAAGAAATATAAAAATTTCATACATCACGAAATAGACATCAGAGATAGAAATGGTATATTGAATTTAATAGAAAAATTAAAACCAGACATTATAATCCATACCGCAGCGCAACCAAGTCATGATTTAGCAGCCACAATTCCATTCGAAGATTTTGATACAAATGCAGTTGGAACATTAAACTTACTAGAAGCTTCCAGAAGATTTTGTCCAGATGTGATTTTTATACATATGTCTACTAATAAAGTATATGGAGATAGACCAAATCAAATAAAATTAAAAGAATTAGAAACAAGATGGGATTATGAAGATGTAAATTATACAAATGGGATTAATGAAAACTTTTCTATAGACAATAGCAAACATTCACTTTTTGGCGCATCAAAACTAGCATCAGATATAATGGTTCAAGAATATGGCAAGTATTTTAATATGAAAACCTGCTGTTTAAGAGGAGGATGCCTTACTGGACCAAATCATAGTGGGGTTGAATTACATGGATTTTTATCATATTTAATAAAATGTAATTTAGAAGAGAGAGTATTTAAAATTTATGGATATAAAGGAAAACAAGTTAGAGATAACATTCATTCTATAGATGTAGTTAATTTTATGATGAATTTCATAGAATCTCCAAAAATTGGAGAAGTATATAATCTAGGAGGAGGTAGGGATAATAGCTGTTCAATATTAGAAGCATTTTTAAAAATAGAGACTATAACTGGCAAAAAAATGAAATATGAATATATGGAAAAAAATCGAGAAGGCGATCATATTTGCTATATATCAGACTTATCAAAAATTCAAGAACATTTTCCTAATTGGAAAATAACAAAATCCTTAGATTCAATCTTATCTGAAATAGCCGATTCTTGGAAAAAAAGAATAAAAATTGATTGTAATTAATATTTATTTATTGTATTATACTAATAATGCATAATCATAAACTTTGTCAATTTATAGTTAAAAAATTTGTCAAAGGAAATATTAATTGGCCAAGAGAGATTAAAATAGCCCAAAAGTTAGTTAAAAGATTTAATTCTTTTGATTTTTGGGATAATCTTAAAGAATTAGGTAGTCCACCTCCTTCATTAGCTTGGTTTCTTAAAGCAGAAGGAAAAGCTTTTATTCTAAAAGAATATGAAAGTTTTAATTTAAATTTAAATACAGAAACAGTAAAATTAGAAGAAAATAAAGTGCAAAATGATAAAAAGATTTGCCAAAAGCCTAAAACTCTGTTAGAATTTATAAGATATGGCAAGAAAACCTAAAGAAGAAATTATTGAATCATCTGGTCCAAGCGCATCAGATAGACTGTTATCATTCTTGAAAGACAATAAGGAAGATCATTATAATTTTGAAGATGAAGTATATTATAAGGTATCTACTGGTAGTTTAAACCTGGATATCGCTACAGGTGGTGGTTTATGCCCAGGTTTGCATAGATTTATTGGCATGAATGAAGGAGGCAAAACTTCAGAAGCCCTTGAGGTAACAAAAAACTTTCTTAAATCAGTAGATAATTCAAGAGCTTTACTTTTTAAAGCAGAAGGAAGATTGAGCAAAGAAATTAAGGATCGTTCTGGAATTAAGTTTGTAACCAATCCTAAAGAATGGGTTGATGGAACTTGTTTTGTATTTGAATGTAATATTTTTGAAACAGTTTCAGAATTGATGAAAGATCTTATTCAATCTAATGATGAGAATAAGAGGTATATATTTATTCTTGATTCAGTTGACGGATTGATGACTAAAGGTGATGCTCAAAAAAGCATGACAGAAGCCACAAAAGTTGCAGGAGGAGCGGTTATATCATCAATGTTGATGAAAAAGATTTCTCTTGCACTTTCGAAGCGTGGTCACATGGCTATTTTTATCAGCCAAGTCAGATCTGATATTAAACTTGATCCCTATGCAGCGAATAAAGATATTCGTCAAACTACTGCAACTGGTGGAAATGCACTATTACATTTTGCTAATTGGATTCTCGAATTTGAACCAAAGTTTAATAAAGATCTTATTCTTGAAAAACCAAATGATAAATATGATCCAGTTAAGAATAAGATTATTGGACACAATGTTAAAATTGTTATTAAAAAATCTACAAATGAATCTACGAATTCTAAGATTCAATATCCAATCAAATATGGTCGTAAAGATGGATCTTCAGTTTGGAGAGAATATGAAGTTATTGATCAAATTTTAGCTTGGGAATTTGCAACAGCAAAAGGAGCATGGGTTACTTTTTCTGATGAAATTATTGAAGAACTCAAAAAAGTAGATCTAGAGCTTAAGAAGCAACATCAAGGAATAGATAATCTAAGATCCTATCTTGAAGAAAATAAACCAATCGTAGACTATTTTTATAATAAATTTATTAATACTCTTGCATCATGAGATTATTAAATATTAACGGAACTCTCGTTAATAAAAATGTAAGAAACTACGAAATAGATTGGTCTGGAAAATCCAGAAGCAAATTACAATTTAAATTCAAGCAATTCTTTTATCCATATTGGAAAAATCATATAGTTTATGAAGAATTTCCAGTTTATGGAAGCATGCTTAAAGTAGATTTATTAAATGCAACAAAAAAAATAGCAGTTGAAATACAGGGTAATCAACATGAAAGCTTCAATAAATTTTTTCATGATAATTCTAGATTAAAATATCTTCAAAGTATAAAAAGAGATGTAAAAAAAGAAAAATGGTTAGAAATGAATGGATTTAAATTTTTAGAACTCTATGAAAATGACTTGAAAAATCTATCGCCACAATATATAGAAGAAAAGTGTGGAATTTTAATTATTTAAGTGTAAAAATTTGTGGTGACTAATAAAAAAAAATTTAAAATACCAGACTCTCTTTTAAAGCAAATAGATGAATGCAGTTTTGGAGGATATATATTATTTAATTTTTCAAGTAAAGGAGAACCTCAAGTATTTACGAAATTTGATAATCAAATAAACGCTATGGCACTTCTATATTATGTAAATACATGGAGTCAAAGTATAGATCAATTAAATTTAGAAGCAACTACAGATCAAATAGCCAGAAAAAATCAAGAAGACGATTTTGACGATAATCAAGAAGATAAAAATTAATATTTTTTTAAGTAAATTTTAAAGATCCTTCGTTCTCTATATTCATGCTCCAAAAATCTTGGCAACCGTAGCTCCAGTTAAATGAAAAATCACCTGCGCAAGGGTAAAATGTATAATTGTCGCCTTGTTTAACTATTTTCTGCACATCATATGGATAATAAATCCATCCAAATGGCCAAGGGTCTTCAACATGAAAGCTATAACTACATACACTACTAGATGTTGAACTAGATAAAAGTAGTAATGGATGAAAACATACTAATTCTTTTTTAGCAAAACCTTCTGGAAGGCCTCGATCTATTCCTTTTGCTCCTATATTTAAAATATCAGCGCATCCAGGACCTATTCCTGCACATCTAGGAGGTGGATTAGTTTTTATGCTAAATCCTAAAGTATTCCAATATAAGTTCATAGCTTGCTTTAAACTCACACCTACTGGCCAGCGTGTATTAGCTCCAACCCCACTAATATCACTTTGTGTCCAACAAAATGGAAAGGCTCCAACTTTACCATCTTCATCAAGAATAGGACATCCTTCATCTGTTACTGGAGTTTTAAGAGAGCAAGCACAAGCTTTTAATGTTTCATCATTTCCAGCATCGATTTCCTTAAGGATCGCCTTAATATAACCTGGATAATCTGTATTAGATGTTAAAGCGCATGGCATATATTAATATTACACTTGACTTTTAATTTTTGTTCTGGTATTATATATATTGAATGATTTACTCTCTTCAAGTAGAAAGACATGTATTAAGCGGCTTGTTAAGGCATCAAGATCTTTTTGCTGATATTGATGTATTTTTAACTGAAAATGACTTTTATAATGATGTTCATTCATCAATATATACTGTATTTAAAAATATTAAGCATAAAGGTGAAAATGTAGATAAAGTTTTATTGGCTGAAAAGATTAAGAATCTTGGGATTACATTCAAAGACGAAATTAATATATTTGATTATATTGACAATTTAAGCTTTTCACAGATTACAGAAGAAGCCACAATGAACGCTTGTAAAGAGTTAATTAAATTAAGAGTTCGTAGAGAAATATCTCAAACGGCAGATAAATTAAAAGAATATGTAAATAAAAACTCCGAAGATTCAATGGATGAGATCATTGGTAAAATTGATCAAATTTATAATAAAAAGATATCATCATATTCAGAAAATGATGTGCCAATTAATATTTTTGAAGGAGTTGAAGATCTTGTTGAAGAAATTGGAAATAGCCCTAAAGAAGATACTGGCTTGATAACTCCATATTCCGAATTTAATAGAATGTATGGTGGATTAAAAAATGGTAATATTTATGCAATTGCAAGTAGACCAGGTCAAGGAAAATCAACTTGGTTAAATGATATCTGTTTTAAAACTTCAATTAATCCTAAAAACAAAACTAAAACTCTTATTCTTGATACTGAAATGCAAACAGTAGATATTCAATTAAGAATGGTTGCGTCTTTAAGTGGAGTTCCAGTTTGGTATCTTGAAACTGGTAATTGGCGTAAAAATGAAGAAATGACAAAAAAAGTAAGAGAAGCTTGGGATAAAGTCAAGAAATATGAATATTTTCATTATCATGTAGGAAATAAAAATATTGATCAAGTATGCTCTATTATTCGTAGATGGTATCTTTCTAAAGTCGGCAGAGGTAATCAAGCTATGATTGCTTATGATTATATCAAATTGACTGGAGAAAAAGTGGGTCAAAATTGGGCAGAGCATCAAGCTATTGGCGACAAGATTGATAAATTAAAAAGAATTTCAGAAGAAATTCATTGTCCAATTATTACAGCTATGCAATTAAATAGAACTGGCGAAAGTTTTAATAGAAAAGGTTCAGAAGTTGTGGATGATAGTTCTGTAATTTCTCTTTCAGATAGATTACAATGGTTTGCGTCATTCGTAGCAATCTTTAGAAGAAAAACTTTAGATGAAATTACTCTTGATGGTCAAACATTTGGAACGCACAAATTGATTCCAACTAAAACTAGATTCCAAGGAAAAGATGCGGCGGGTCATCAAGATTTAGTAAGAAGATTAGATTGCACAGGTAAAGAAATCTGGTCGCAAAATTATCTAAACTATAATGTTCAAAATTTTAATATCGAAGAAAGAGGATCACTCGCAGATGTAGCAGAGCGTCAAAGAGAACAATATGAACTTAATGATGCAAATGCAAATGATGGAGAATTATTATGAATGTAGATTTAATATCAATTACAAAACCAGAAATTAAAGGAATTAAAAATCCAGAAGATTTAGTAGCATTTTGTGCTAGAGTTAGTAATCCATCTAATCAAATGAATGTAGAAACTGCTCCGAAATTATTAAAATTTTTAATCAAGCATAAGCATTGGAGTCCATTTGAACTTGTTGATATGTGCGTTGAAATAAAAACTAGCAGAGGAATTGCAGCGCAAATTCTTAGGCATAGATCATTTAGCTTTCAAGAGTTTAGTCAAAGATATAGTGTTGCAAATGAATTTGAAGATGTTGAGCTTCGTTTGCAAGGAGATAAAAATAGACAAGTAGGAGAGATACTTATGCCTACAAATACTGATGCATATGATAAAATTAATGAACTTCTAGTAGAATCTTTATCGCTTTCACAGCATTGTTATGATACAATGATTGAAAATGGAGTAGCAAAAGAAGTAGCAAGAATGATATTACCTTTGAGCACTCAAACTACAATGTATATGAAAGGATCTTTAAGAAGTTGGATTCATTATATTGAATTGAGAACCGAACAAAATACTCAAAAAGAACATAGAATGATTGCTGAAAAATGTAAAAAAATCTTTATTAAAGAATTTCCTATAATAAGCGAGGCATTAGAATGGATCAAGTAAATGTTTATCAAATTTTAACTGATTTAGGATATAAGTTAAAAGATTTTGGAAAAGAGTATAGAGCTAAACCTCTTTATAGAGATAGTGATAATGACACTGTATTAAAAATTTATAAAGATACTGGTCATTGGTTTGATTTTAAAGAAAATATTAGTGGCGATTTTAGTTCATTAGTGGGAATGACATTAAAACTAGAAGATCCGAATAAAGCTAAAGAATGGTTAAAAGATAAAAATTTTGCATTTCATCAACCTAAAGAAATTTCCAAACCACTTCTTAAATCAACAAAGAAGTTTGATTTGGATCTTTTATCTAATTTAGAAAACGATAATTCATATTGGAATAAAAGAGGAATTAATAATGAGACTCTTGATCAATTTAAAGGTGGAGTAGGAAAAGCTGGAAAAATGAAAAACAGATACGTTTTCCCAATATTTGATATTAAAAATAATATTATAGGATTTTCTGGCAGAGATATTACAAATCTTTCTAAAATTAAGTGGAAACATCTTGGAGAAAAAAGTGATTTTCTTTATCCATTATTTTTAAATTCAGAAGCCATACAATCTCAGAAAGAGATTATTCTTGTAGAAAGTATTGGCGATATGTTGAGTTTATATCAAGCTGGAATTAAAAATATTTTAGTAACATTTGGAACAAGTCTTAGTTTGGGTATTTTAAATTATCTTTTAAGAATTGATATTAAAAAAATTTATATTAGTTTAAATAATGATTCAAATAAAAATAACGCGGGTAATATTGGCGCAGAAAAAACTCATTCAAGATTAAAAAGATATTTTGATGATAAACAATTAAAAATAGCTTTACCAACTAAAAAAGATTTTGGAGAAATGAACAAAGAAGAAATTTTACAATGGAAAAACAATCTCTAAATAGTGGAGCAAAAAGGGTAAAAAAAATTTATGACCCATCAAAATAAAACTTTATCTGCTTCAAGAATAAAAACTCTCGAAACATGTTCATGGACATATTGGTTAAATTATCATTTAAAAATTCCACAAAGATCTAATGATGGAAGTGATCGTGGTACGATTTGTCATACTATTTTTGAATTATTATTAAATAAAAGACATCTTAAAAACTATAAAAGAATTATCAAGAAAAATTCTATAGATGGCGATAAAGGAGTCTCAAGATTAGTCAAAAAATTAGCTGCAAAAGTCAAATTAGATGAAAGTAATTATAAATTATTAAATGATATGATACTAGTTGGGCTTAAAAATGATTTCTTTGGTGAAGGTGGCGAAATAGTTAAACCAGAATATTCTTTTGATATTGTAAATGAAGAACCTAAATATCATATTAAGGGTTTTATAGATAAACCTATTAAAATTAAAAAAGAAATGCATATAATTGACTACAAAAGCTCCAAATATAAGTTTAGGGGTGATGACCTTGAAGCTAATATTCAAGCGATGATGTATAGTCTTGCTAGCAAAAAATTATGGCCAAAATTAAAACCAATAGTAAAATTCTTATTTCTTAGATTTCCAAAACAACCTATCCAAGAATTATCATTTGATGATAATCAAATTAAAGGATTTGAACATTATTTAGAACATATTAATGATTATATCAATAAATTTAATGAAGAATCTGCTAGATCTAATTTTGCAATAGATAATCAAAAAAATAAATGGATGTGTCAAGTCGGAGGATGGAAATGTCCATACAAAGATCCATATACATATTACGTTAAGCTTAATGATAAAAATGAAATTATAGAAACTAGTTTAGAAGATAATTTTAAAGATATAAAAGGATTTAAAATAGAAACTCGACAATATGAAGGATGTCCTAGATTTCAAACACCTATCAAAAAAGATGATTTTCTTGATGAAACAAAAGATGAATTTTTAGATTGATTACTTTTTAAAAAGTTGTTATATTAAAGATAATGATACCATTATTTAAATCCCATTATTCATTAGGTAGATCTATTTTGACTCTTGAGGATAAAAATGAAGCAGATGATTATCCAGATTCTATAATTCAAATCGCCAAACAAAATAACCTTAAAGAGATATTTTTAGTTGAAGATAATATGTCATCTTTTCTTGAGGCGTATACAAACACGAAAAACAATAATATTAAGTTAAATTATGGATTAAGAGTTACAGTCACGGAGTCTATTAATGATAAAACAGATGAATCTCGCCAGAAAAATTCAAAAATAGTTATATTTTTTAGAAACAAACAAGGTCATGAGCTTTTAACTAAATTATTTAGTACAGCAGCAAAAACTGGTTTTTATTATGAACCAAGGCTTGATTATGAAACTATTAAACAAAACTGGACAGATGATTTATTACTTTGTATTCCATTTTATGATTCTTTTATATTTAATAATGCTTTAAAAAACTTTATATGTATTCCACAATTTGATTTTACAAAACCTATAGTCTTTATTGAAGATAATGATTTACCATTTGATCTTATTGTTAAAAACAAAATTGAAAAATATGCTCAAGAAAATAATTTAGAACTTTACAAGACTAAAAGTATTTATTATAATAAAAGAAAAGATTTTAAAACATATCTTACATTCCGTTGTATAAATAATAGAAGTATTTTAAATAAACCAGAATTAGAGCATATGTCTAGTAATGAATTTTCTTTTGAAAGTTATTTAGGAACAAAATAATGGATGAGCATTTATTAAGATATAACAAGAAAAAGACTTTGGTATTTATTGATTGCGAGACATTTAATCTTTGTCTTAACTTCTGTCACAATATTCCTTGGCAAATTGCTATGATTAAAGTTCAAGGTGATAAAAAAGTTGACGAAAAGAATTTTTATCTAAAATGGCAAACAGATTTAAAAATTAGCCAAGACGCAGCTAGAATAACAAGATACGATCATAAAAAAGTCCAAAAAGAAGGACATGATCCTAAAGAAATATTTCCAACTATTAAAGATTGGTTAGATCATGCAGATTATATCGTAGGTCATAATACTCTTGGATTTGATATTTATTTAATTAAAGAATATTATAAGCATATGGGATGTAATTGGCATCACCTCATTAATAAATTTATTGATACTAACACTATAGCCAGAGGTATTAAATATGGAAGCCCATATAATGCAAAAGAAAGTTTAATTGAATATCAATACAAGATTTTTCATACAAGAAAAAAAGGTATTAAAAGTTCTTTAACAGCTTTAGGTAAAGAAAATGGTATTGAACATGATTATGATAAACTACATGATGCAATAAATGATCTTGACTTAAATTTAAAAGTATGGAATAAATTGAAATGGCAGGTAGAAATTTAATATGGCATCATTAGATAATATTTATGATATGCTTCAAAATCTAGATGATTCTGGTATAGAATATCTACTTATTACTATTCAAAAAGGTAAGAAAACTGGAAAAGCTGATGTTTTCTTTTCTTTGAAGGATAAGGCTTCTATGAAAATTCTTTCAACAGGATTAAATGAATTTAATAAAGAAATTGACAAAATAAATCAAAAGGATGAAGATGATGAATAATATTTTAGAAGATAAAGTATTTTCATCAAAATTTCAAGACGTTGATCTTGGGCTGCATGGTGTTAGATTACCAGAATTTACGATTGATGCCGAATCGAAAAGACATTTAAATGTTAGCGAAGATGTATCGAATTATGATTTTTTAAGAGCTTTAGCTTTAAATGGATTTAAAGATTTAAATATTCATAAAAATTCTTTAGATTATAAGAAATATATTGATCGAGCAAAATATGAGCTAGAAACATTAAAAGAACTTGGATTTATTGATTACATCCTCCTAGTTTGGGATGTTATTAACTTTTGTAAAACTCATGATATTCCAGTTGGATTAGGTAGAGGTTCTGCTGCTGGATCATTAATTTTATATCTTATTGGAGTAACTAGAATTGATCCAGTTAAATATAACCTTTATTTTGAAAGATTTATATCCAAGATTCGAGCTAAAAAGCAAGTTGTAGATGGAATAACCTATTTAGATGGTTCATTAATGTGTGACGTTGATTTGGATATTTGTTATTATAATCGTCATAGAGTACTTGAATATCTTGAGACTAAATTTAAAGGCAAAACTAGTAAAATTTTAACTCTTAATACTCTTAGTGGAAAATTACTTATTAAAGAGTGCGGAAAGATTGTAGGGGAAAAAAGTGAAGAAGAAATGACGAATATTTCCTCACTTATTCCAAAGGTATTCGGTCAAGTCAAAGATATTACAACTGCTTACGAGGAAATTGAAAAATTTAAAGAATGGTGCGATGAAAATAAAGAGGTTTATGAAATTGCTTTAAAACTTAGAGATTTAATTAAAAATAAAGGAGTTCATCCTTCTGGAGTTCTTTTATCTTATAATAACCTTGAAAAAGTATGTCCAACTGAATTTTCAAGTGATAAAGAAGCCGTTTCAAGTTTTGATATGAATTGGGTTAGTTTATTTAATATTAAACTTGATATTCTTGGATTAAGAAGTGTTTCTGTTGTAGATGACGTTTGCAAAAGTATTGGTGTCAAAGTCCAAGATATTGATTTGTCTCATGAATCTATTTATAGAAATTTACAAGAATTAAAATCGCCTCATGGACTATTTCAAATTGAAGCAGATACAAATTTTAAAGTATGCCAAAAAGTAAAACCGAAAAATCTAGAAGAACTTAGTGGAGTTCTTGCTTTAGCTAGACCTGGAGCACTTCAATTCGTAGACAAATATGCTAAATATACAAATTATGGTGAACATGAAAGTATTCATCCATTCTTTGATGATATTTTAAAGCAAACTGGTGGAGTTGCGCTTTACCAAGAACAGCTTATGCAAATGGCGCATAAAATTGGGTTCACTCTTGATGAAGCAGAAATTTTAAGAAGAATCGTAGGTAAAAAGAAAACCGAAGAAATCAAAGCATGGCAAAAGAAGATTCAAGAAAAAGTAAAACAAAATAAACTACCAAAAGAAGTAGGAGAAATTCTATGGAAAATCATGGAAGATTCAGCAAATTATTCATTTAATAAATCTCACTCGCTTGCATATGCAGCCTTAGCTGCAGTTACAATTTATCTAAAATTTAATTATCCACAACAATTCTTCTTATCTCTTTTAAAAATGAGCAGAAATGAACCAGATCCAATTGGTGAAATTTCTAAAATTCAAAAAGAAATGCATGAATTTAATATTCAATTACTTCCTCCTCATATCATTAAATCTGAAATGGATTTTTCAATTGAACAAAAAGACATCCGATTTGGATTGTTGTCAATTAAAGGTATTAGCGATAAATCAATTGAAAAACTTAATAGTTTTAGAAATAAGTATTCCAATAAATTTGAAATTTTTCAAGCAGCAGAAGAAGCAGATCTTAATATTGGAGTATTATCTGCACTTATACAAGCTGGAGCATTAAGTGGTTTTAATCAATCTAGAAGTAAAATCGTATTAGAAGCCCAACTATGGAATATTTTAACTGCTAAAGAAAAGAAATATGCAATTTCATTCGCAGAAAAATTTGATTATGATCTTATTAAGATTATTAAACATTTAAATAAATTTACTGATGAAAAAAATCATGTAGTAATCAAAGATACAAGATTAAAAACGATTAAAAGTAAATATGATCCATATTTACAAATTTATAATCAAAATAGCAAAAGTGAAAGTTTTGCAAATTGGTATTACGAAAAGAAACTTTTAGGATATACTTATAATAAAGATCTTAAGGAAATCTTCTCAGAGAAAAGAGAAAATTTAAAATATATTTGCGAGATTATAGATGAACCAATAAATAATAAAGTAGCGTTTGTAGGTCAAATTGAAGAAGTATTTACTGGCGTTTCCAAAAATGAAAAGAAAACTAGATATGTAAGATTAAAGATATCAGACGAAACATCATCAATTAGCGTATTAATATTTAATGATAATATTGAAAATAATAAATTATTAAATAACAGGACTTTTGAAGAAGGAAATATAGTTATTTGCAAAGGTTCAAAAAGAGATGATTGCGTATTTGGAGACTTAATAGCTATTCAAGATCATCAAATTTATATGAAATTAAATGATCTAAAAAAGACAGATAAAAATAATTGACATTTTTAAATATAATTAGTAACATAGATTAATATGATATCATTTTATAAACCAAATAGTAAAAATACAGGCACAGCTTGTAGTTTCAGCGTAAATTCTAAAGATAATTCAGTATGGGGATCATTAATTAAGCAAAGTTCTTGGAACGATGCTAAAAAAATCGGATCTTTTTCAGAAAATCAAAATAACCCTAATAAAAGTGTTAAAGTTAAATTTTCACTTACAGAAGCGGCTGGACTTCTTGATGCTCTAGAAAGAAATGTAGAGTTTTCAGCATATCATACTTCTGAAAAACAAATTACAAAAATTAAACTTGCGCCTTATATTAAAGATGAAAAACAAGTAGGTTTTTCATATAGCGTCAATAAAGAAGATAAACAAAATGTTGAAAATAAACAATCATATTTAATTGGATTTTATTTTAACGAAGCTAGGTTATTAAAAGAATTTTTAACTTACTCTTTAAATTCCGTTTTTGAAGCTCAAAGAATTGAAGCTATTAAAAAAGCTAAAAATTCAACAAAAGATACTAAAGAAGTTAATCCTGATAACCAAGAAGACAGCGAACTCTGGTAATGGAACGAAAAAAGAAAATTTTAATACAAACTGATTTTTCTTTAGCTAAAACAGGCTTTGGAAGAAGTGCAAGAGCTATATTAAAAAATTTATATTTAAAAAATAAATACGATATTGTACACTATGCATGTGGGATGACTTATAATCATCCAGATTTTGGTAAAACTCCTTGGAAAACAGTAGGCTCTTTACCAAATACTCAACAAGAATTAGATCAATTAAATAGAGATCCACACTTGGCTAGAATGGCTAGTTATGGAGCACATCTTTTAGACAAGGTAATTAATGAAGAAAAACCAGATGTTTATATTGCAGTCCAAGATATTTGGGGAGTAGATTTTGCAATAGAAAAGCCTTGGTTTAATAAAATCAATTCTGTTATATGGACAACATTAGATTCTTTACCAATTCTTGAATCGGCAATACAAGCGGCAAGAAAAGTAAAAAATTATTGGATTTGGAGTGATTTCGCTACAAAAGCTTTGCATAAACTTGGATTTCCTCACGTAAAAACTCTTCATGGAGCATTAGAAAATAAAGATTTTTATAGACTTTCTGATTTTGATAGAAATCAACTTAGAAAAAGAAATAATATACCTCCAGATGCATTTGTTATAGGTTTTGTTTTTAGAAATCAATTAAGAAAAAGTGTTCCTAATTTGCTTCAAGGATATGCGCTATGGAAAAAACAAAATCCAGAGATTAAAAATACATACCTTCTTCTCCATACTCATTGGGGAGAAGGTTGGAACATACATAAATTAGCTGGTGAAATTGGAGTAAATCCACAAGAAATATTAACTACTTATGTATGTAAAAATTGCGGAGAATATGAAGTAAAACCTTTTAGTGGTCAAGATTTAAATTGCAGATTTTGTAAAAGTCAAAAAACTCAAATAACTACAAACGTTGGATTAGGAGTATCAGAAGAAAAATTAAATGAAATTTATAATTTAATGGATATATACTGTCATCCATTTACTAGTGGTGGACAAGAAATACCAATTCAAGAAGCAAAATTAACAGAGCTTATTACATTAGTTACAAATTATAGCTGTGGAGAAGAAATGTGCGAAAAAGAAGCTCATTCATTATCTCTTGAGTGGTCAGAATATAGAGAACATGGAACAGAGTTTATTAAAGCTTCAACATCTCCAGAGTCAATAGCAAAAAATTTAAATATTGTTTATAAAATGCCAATTCAAAAAAGAAAAGAAATGGGAGCAAAGGCTAGAGAATGGACAATTAAAAACTTTGGTGTAGAAAATATATGCAAACAAATAGAATCATTTATTGATAGCAAAGAATTTATAGATTGGTCAAAAATTTCAGAAAGCAAAGAAGAAAAAGATCCATATTTCCAAATTCCAGAAATTCCAAATAATATTGAATGGTTATTATTTATGTATCATAATATTTTGAAAATGAAAGAGGTTGATCAAAATGATGATGGTTGTAAATATTGGATGAACGAATTATCAAAGGGTGCTAAAAGACAAGACATTGAAAATTATTTTAGAAATGTAGCCGTACAAGAAAATCAAAAATTAAAGAAAATTAATTTTGAAGACTTATTAGATCAAAATGATAAAGGTAAAAGAATTTTATATGTAATGCCAGAAAGCATAGGAGATATATTTTTATCTACTTCTTTATTCGAAAATATTAAAAAACAATATCCAGAATATAATCTTTATGTTGCTGTAAAGCAGGAATATTTTGAAATATTAGATGGAAATCCTCATATTCATAGGCTTTTAAATTATATACCTCAAATGGATCAATTAATTTGGCTAGAAGGATCTCAAGATCATAAAGGTTATTTTGAAATAGCATTTTTACCACATGTAGGTACACAAAGATTTTTAGATTATTTACATAATGGTAAAACTAATATACAATTCAATATAAAGGATTAATATGCATTTAATTGAAAGATACGCAACATCTTGTGGGGTTAAAATTGGAAAACCTTTTATTTATGAAAAATTTTTTCCATTACCAATAGAAAAATATATATGTTTTCAACCTTTTAGTAAATATAATTCTAAAAATTATGATTATTGGCAAGAAGTATTAGAAATATTAATTCCATATTTAGAAGAATATAATATTAAAATTGTCCAAATTGGAACAAAAAATGATAAACAATTTTTAAATACTGCGTTTTTAGGTGGTCAAACAACTATAAATCAAGCAGCATATATAATAAAAAATTCAATTCTTCATTTAGGTGCAGATAGTTTTGGCGTACATATTGCTTCTGGTTATGATAAAAAAATAGTAGCACTTTATAGTAATAGCAATATTGAAAATGCTTGCCCATATTGGACAAAAAAACAAGATAAAATATTAATATCTTCTAATAGAGATAAAAAACCATCTTATTCCGCAGAAGAAAATCCTAAAAGTATCAATAATATAAAACCAGAAGAAATAGCTTATTCAGTATTAAAACTTTTAAATATTAAATTTAATAACAATAAAGAAACAATTAATTTTGGTTCTGATTATAATCTACAAAGCTATGAAATAATTCCAGAAGATAATATTAATTTAACTAATTTTCTAGTAGAAAATCCTATCGTCAGAATGGATTACTGCTTTAATGAAATAGTTTTAGAACAATTATTACAGCAGAAAAAATGTATTATATTTACAAATAAACCAATTAAAAAGGAAATAATTGAAAAATACAAAAGCAATATAAATCAAATAATTTATATAATAGAAGAAGAAAATAGTCCTAATTTTGTAAAATTATTAAAAATAAATTCTATAAATTATATATTGCTTTCATTTTTGGCTGAAGAAGTTTTAAATAAATTTAAATTAGATTATCTCGACTATAATTTAATTATAAATAAAAAACATAAAACAAAAGAAGATTTTAATATTAAAAATATAAATAATCTTCATTACAAATCTTCAAGAACATTATATGGGGCAGAAGGTAAATTTATCTCTAGATATGATTGGATTAATAAAAATGGAGATAAAGTAGTAGATGATCCAGAATTTTGGAAAGAAGCCGATAATTTCTATATTTTTAAGTTGACTTAATATACAATGTATAGTATCATTACTAAATGAGCCCTAAAATTAAATCAGAAGAAAATACTATTTCAATTGGTAGTTCAGAGTTATTCGAAGGAGTAACTGCTATTCAGCAAGAGCAAATTACAAATAAAGTTATACCTCCAAACTTGATTACTAGAAATCAATATGGTCTGGTTGAAGATACCAATCTTAATTATATATTTAATGATGATGGAACAATTAATTGGCGCAAGATGGTCAAAGTAGAACATCTTGTTCCTAATCGTCAAAAAACTCAAGAAACAGATGTTTCAAAGCTCCAAGATAAAGATCTTTTAATACTTTTAGGTGGAATCAAAGAATTAGCTCAAATTAGAGGCTATACTAGCGTAGAATACAAAGTAGTAGCAGCATCTGAAAGCTATTTTGCAACGAGTTGTAGGATTACTTGGCTACCAAATTATGAAACTGGAGGAAGAGAAGTAGTTTTTGAATCTCTTGCTGACGCTACTATAAATAATACAAAGAGTTTTGCTAGATTCTTTTTGGCTGCAATTGCGGAGAATAGAGCATTTGTTCGTTGTGTACGTAATTTCTTAAAAATTAATATTGTTTCTCAAGAAGAATTAGGGGATGCAAAGCTTATCGATGATTCTTCATCTATTAATGAAAATCCTACATCCCCTCAAGCATTACTTGAAAAAGTTATGAAAGATAAAGGTGTTAATTTTGAAAGTCTTAAAAAAAGGCTTATCAAAGAAAAATTTGAAAATGCAGAGAATATTAACTCTATTTCAGATATATCAAAAGTTAAAATATTCGAACTAATTGATAGACTTAAGAAAGTGAAAGATTAATAATCTTTATACCTGACAAGTTGATTCCTAACAAAGTAAAGATTAATAAAAAATCCACAAAAAGCACTAAATATATTGCTAAAATAAGGATAAGTTAATTCAACAAATGGATTAATAAAAAAACTAATAGCTAAAGATATCCAAAAGCTAGAGCACTCATGACAAAGTAATGGTTTATGAATATAAGGTATTTTTGCTATAAAATTACGAAATGGTATAGCGATTTGCGTATCACTCCAAGCATAAGTTACTGCTAAACAAAGAAATAAATACAATAAAAATTGATAAAACATTTAAATAAAATAAACCACTAATTTATCTTCTTTTTCAATAATAGAAAAAGATTTAAAATTGATTCTTTCATCTGTTATTTTTTTAGCAAGATTTGCCCAATCTTGTTCGGTTTTGCCAATTTGAAATATTTTTCCACCACTATTTTTATGCAAATTATATATTTGATCAAGATGACTTAGTTTTGATGGAATAGAATTTATAATTTCTTCGTTTTTTTCTGATATTAATTTTTTAATTTCTTCAATATTTATTAAATCGTTAAAATAATTTACTTCATTAGTAATTTTTGATTCCAAATAAGCTTTTACTCGATTTTTACATGAACAATTTGGATTATTTCTAGAACTAGTAAGATCTGCTAAAATTTCTGGAAATTTTTGTTTTAAAGAATTAAAAAAAATATCATTTTTAATAAAAATATTAAAAAATGCCTGAGAATCTAATAATTTTTGAAATGTCATATATTAATATTATATATAATATAAATAATATTTCTATTAATTTTATATTCCGCTTAAGATATATGTTTGAAAATTGAGATTTAATTTAGCATCATCAGATGTACTATATCTTAATTGAGTTTCACTATTTATTAGATTTGATAAATTTAAAGATAACAAGTTTTGATTTGTGCCATATTTTTTGAAATTTAAAGTTAAATTTCTAGAGGCAATACCAGTAAAAATATTCGTTACTTTTTCTTGAGTATAATTACTCATAGAAAATTGAAAATTTAAAGATATAGAAATTGGATATTTTACGATTACATTTGTTGGTAAATAATTTCCAATAGTATAAACTGTTGCTCTTGGAATATCTATATTTATTCCAAATGATTCTAATCTATTATTTTGATCTGCTTCCGCTAAATTTAAATCTACATAACAATTATCACCAATATCAAAATTATTTAAAACTTTTGGAGTATAAGAAAAAGTACCAGAAGTATTTCCAAGTTCACCTAAAATAAAACTTTTTGTATTAACTTCGGGATATTCACCAAATTTATAATTTAAAGAGTAATTTGTTAAATATCCACTTGAAAATGTAAAATAATTGTTACCATACTCAACTTTACCACTAAATGAATTAGAGCCAGTATAACTTATAAATTTATCATTAGAACTTAATATATAGGCTAAATCAAGATTCGCTGTAACTGGTTTACCTACAAAATAATTCAAATTAGAATTATCGATGGCTATAGAAGGATTTATATTATTATCATAACTAATTCCTAAACTTTGGATTCCAGATATTAAAGAATCATTTAGATAAAAGTTCTGATTTTCTATAGAATATACATTAAACATTAATTATAATTACACTACTTTTAAGTGTAAAATATAAGAGGTAAAAGGTATATGGCTAGTATATATGATACAGTTCCGACTTGGAACCAGTCTACTACTTATAATAAGTACAGTATAGTACTTGGTAGTGATAGTAAATATTATTATTCAATAATTGATTCTAATGTAGGAGCAGGGAATAATCCAGTAACTCCTACTAATCTTCAAGTTGATTGGGATGGATATATTATTTTAAATGGAAATTTAATACCTAATTTTTGGTGGAAACCCTCATATAATGCTAAAATTAATGTTAATCCAAGAATTAAGATTAATAAATTTGGAAATGGATATGAACAAAGAATTGTTGATGGTTTAAATAATAACTTAATTGAATTTAATTTAGCATTTGAAAACCGATCAGAATTAGAAACAGTTTCAATTCTTCATTTTTTAAAACAAAGAAACGGACAAGAAAGTTTCATATATAATATTCCAACTATTTTTTCAAAATCTTCATCAAATTTAACCACAAGATTTATTTGTCCAGAATGGTCTCCTTCATATATTTCTTATAATAATTATACAATTGAAGCAAAATTTATAGAAGTACCTATTTAATTTTTAATTATGCCAACTTCTTCAGAAATTTATAATCTTGTTGTAAGCGGAAGTTCTTCTTTAAATAAAGAAATAGCTTCATTAACTCCATCTACGCAAATTCAATTTTATGAAATAGATCTTTCTAAAATTGCCCCATCAATAATTAATTATAACCAAAATCAATCAACAACTAATAGTCAACCAATAAGTAATAGTATTTTCAGAGTATATAATGATTATAATTTGTTTAATATTAGTTCAAATCCTTATGGTACTATAAAATGGCAAGGTAATTATTATTATCCATTTCCAATTTTTTCAGAAGGATTTGAATATTCTTCTGCTGGAACACTACCTACTCCAAAAATATCAATATCTAATTTATCCGCAGATAATTCTTATAACTCATTTTATAAATATATTAGGATGGAAATTCAATCTTTGGGAGATATTATTGGAGCAAAATTTACTAGAATTAAAACTTTTTTAAAATATTTAGATGGGTCAAATTTTTCTGGAAATATTAATCCATATAATCCAAATACTGGAATTTATGAAATAGAACTACCTAAAGATATTTATTACATTGATAGAAAAACAATAGAAAATAGAGATATTATAGAATATCAATTGGCATCTGTTTTAGATGTTGAAAATGCAGTTTTACCAGCTCGTACAATTTTATCAAATAGATGTCCATTTCAATATAGAGGGGAAGGATGTCTTTATGAGTATAATAGTAGATTAACATATTTACATAGTGGAATTTATGCTAATACTACTAATCCAGTAACAATTAGAGGTTTACAAACTGCTCCTCCAGTTGCAACAGCTAATGATCAATTATTTATTGGTGGAGTTTTTGCAACAACTGGAACTAGCACGGGCGCAATATTTCGTATAAGTGGTGGTTTAGGTAATTCTGGTTTATGGCAACAAAGTGGAAATTATGTTTCTGGAGATTTCATTTATTTAGAAAATAATGGATTAAAATTTTATTATGTATGTATTAATAATCATACATCAAATGTATTTAATGCTCCTCCAAACATTAATTATTGGGTAGGAGATTCATGCGCCAAAAGTATTTCTTCTTGTAGATCAAGATGGTTAAAAAATCCAGCATTTAGACCAGTAATTTGGCCAACAAATAGAAATGGAGAAGATTATAATCAATTTGTTCTTAGACTTATTAGATTATATTCTTCTGGTGAGTATTCTTTATTTAAATATGATCCTTTTAATACAGGATTTCTTTTCCCAAGAAGACCTGGAGCAGAAGACCCTACATCAGAACGCGCGCATGGTATACCAAAAGATTATCAAGGAAATTATTTAAATGGATTTTTACCATTTGGTGGATTTCCTGGAACAAATCAACCACAAGTCTAATATGATAGATAAAAAAAATAAAAATTTTATTATAAAAGAATCTTTAAAAAATTCATCACAAGAAATTTGTGGATTTATAGTTTTAAAAAATAATAATTTTATATCTATACCATGCAAAAATATTGCTACGAATAAAAAAGAAAATTTTATGATATCATCTATAGATTATCTAAAAATAAAGAATTATTCTGATAAAATTCTTTATATTTATCATAGTCATATTAATGATAATGAAAATTTCAGTGAACAAGATATTATTTGTTCTGAAAATCTTTGTTTACCCATTATAATGTATAATATAAATAAAAAGATATTTAAAATTTATGAACCAATAAATATTAATAAATCTTATATTGGAAGATATTTTCAAATAGGAAAATATGATTGTTATACATTAATTAAAGATTTTTTGAAAAATGAATTAAATATAGATATTTCAGCGATAATTACTCATTATACAGATTTTATTGATGCTCAAAATGTTTTTAATAAAAATTTATCTTTAAATTTTTTAGAAAAAAAAGGATTTAAATTAATAGAAAATAAAAAATCTTTAGAAAAAAATGATGTTTTAATTTTACAAACTAATGCAGGAAAACATTTTGCACTTTATATGGGAAATGATAGAATACTACATCAACCTACCCTTAGTTTCTCAAAAATAGAAAATTATTGTAATTTCTATAAGAGGCATACGGAGCTAGTTTATAGAAAGGCATAATATGATAAGAGTAAATTTACATGGTAAATTAGGGCAAGATATTGGCGAATCTTGGGATTTAGATGTATCTACTGTCTCTGAAGCTCTTAGAGCTATAGATGTTAATACTAAAAAATTAAGAAAATGGTTAATTGACTATAAAGATGAATATGAATATGAAATCTTAATTGATAAAACTAATTTATTTACTGAAAATAAAGAATTTAAAAATCTTGAAGAAATTAAAAATTCTGAATTTTGTTTAAATATAAAAGGCAAAGTACAAACAATAGATATTGTACCATCAATTATAGGGTCGGGTGGATTTTTTGGAGGCGGAATCGCTAAAATTGTTCTTGGTGCATTTGCTTTAGTTGGCGCAGTAGCTTTAGCTGTATTTACGCCTTTTGTATTACCTGCAGTTGCAATTGGTTTTGCAGGACTAGGATTAATTGCAGCAGGAACTAGTCAATTGCTTTCTAAACCTCCACCAAGTGTACCTTTTACAGCTCAACAAGTTAATCCTATCGCTGGAGAAGGAGAGTCTGGTGGACCAACATCTTATCTTTTTAATGGACCAGTAAATACAGTTGGAGAAGGTGGAGCAGTTCCAGTTGGATATGGGGAATTAATTATTGGCGGAAATAATGTATTTAGCAGTTATGATATTTTATATAGAGCATATATGGCAAATTATGATAGTTCTACTTTAGAAATAAGTTTTACTGGAAGTAATCAATATTTATTCAATAGTAAATGTTATTTAGCTTCTCAAGATTCTTTAAAAACTCTTCCTTTCTAATATGGGTAATGCAAATAAATACGCTGATGGTTTAGAATATCTCCTTTTTCCAGGAAATATGGGAATGGGTGCTTGTGGATATAATTTTCCAGAAAGTACAGCTATGGATTTAGCTGGTGGAGCTGTTTGTTTATCTTTTAGTGGAAGCACTCTTCCATTCGGAGGAACAACCATAAAATACAATTATGGACCTAGTGGTTATTATACAGTTTTTACACCAATTGCAGTTTTAACTGGAAATCCAATTATTGGATTTAATGGAGTAGCTATTACTGGTGCGCAAAAAAATGACCTTGTATTAAATAGTCCAGATTTAAAAACAATATTTAGATCAAGTACAACGCTAGCAACAGAAAATGCTGTTCCACAAAGTTTTAGAGATAGTAGGGCTTACAATTCTATAACACAAGTAAATATTTTAGATTTAATAAGTGAGGGACCAATTGAAGGATTTGTATCTGGAACCTATATCCCAAATATTAGTGGAAAAAATACTGGAGATATTGGTTATACTAGTGTTACTTTTCAACCATATGGACAAACAATTTCTAATCCAGAAACAAGATCAATTTTTTATGATGATGTACCTATAACAGATTTTAGAGGTTATTATAATTTTCAATTTGTTGATTATAAATATAATTACGGAGAAAAAACAAATGATCATACGATTTATAATCCATATTTAAATCTTTATGAAGATAGAAGAGACTATTTTGGTAAAAAAGTTGATATAAATAAATATCCATTAGAAACATCAGTTACCGAAAGTATAGGAGAAACATTATATGGTGCATACTTGGTAAGCGGTGGAAGTGCATATGCAACTCAAATACTAACTCCAAAAAGATATTATGTATATAATACAAATGTTTCTGCTTTAAAAGTAAATATAAAAGTTAATTCTTTATATCAACAAATATTGACTGGATCAAATGCTGGAGATGTAGAAAGACAAAATTTATCATTTAGATTTGCAACATGGAGGGTTTTAAAAGATGGTCAGGTTGTTCAATTAGATACATCTAAATATTCGCCATATATATCAAATTATTATTCTTATGATGAAGTTGGGGCCAGAGGAAAAATATCAAATCCTTTGATTTTTACATATGAAATTACTTTAAGACCTTTTGCAGAAAATAGTCCATGGTTTGAATTATTTCCAAATCAAATTGGATGGGCGATAGATGTGATTAAAAGTGTTTATGAAGGAGTTTCTAGTAGCTTAAGTAATTCTACAGAAGTTCACAGCATTACTCAAGTATATTCGGATCGATTTGTTTATCCAGATACAGCTATGGTTTTTTCTAAATTCGATGCAAGATATTTTAGTGATATCCCCAAAAGAAGTTATAAAGTTAGACTTTTAAAAGTTAAAATTCCAACAAATTATGATCCAATATCAAAAACATATAGTGGAGCATGGAATGGACAGTTTAAAGTAGCATGGACAGATAATCCAGCTTGGTGTTTTTATGATTTATTAACAAATAATAGATTTGGATTAGGAAAATATATAGATTCAAATTTAACAGATAAATGGTCATTATATGAAATTGGACAATATTGTGATCAATTAGTTGCAGATGGCATGGGTGGCTTAGAACCAAGATTTAGATGCAATTTATATATAGCAAATAAAGAAGAAGCATATAAAGTTTTAAATGATATGGCTAGTCTTTTTAATGCTATAGTATATTATTCTGCTGGGCAAATAACAGTATCTCAAGATTCTTTAAAAGATCCAATATATATATTCAATAATAGTAATGTAATAAATGGTTCATTTAATTATTCTGACGCATCAAAAAAAGCAAGAAAAACTGTAGCATATGTAAGATATAATGATGAAAATAATAGTTACAAGCCAGCTATTGAATATGTAGAAAATAAAGATGCAATTCTAAAATATGGAATTAGAGAAACAGAAATTACAGCTTTTGGTTGTACGAGTAAAAATCAAGCTAGAAGAGCTGGAAGATGGATTTTAGCAACAGAAAATACAGAAACTGAACTTGTAGATTTTCAAGTTGGAATTGATGGAAACTATATAAAACCAGGAGATATTATATCAATTTATGATCAATATAGAAAAAATCAAGTTTATGCAGGTAGAACTCTAGAATTAACATCTGGAAGTGTAGTATTAGATACCCCTTATAATCCTTATAATTTATATGCACTTACTGGAGTAAATAGTTCATTTAAATTTAATGTTCTTGTACCTACTTATAATTTAAATTTAGGAACATCTCTTGGGGATTTATACGCTACTGGTTTTGATATTACATCTTCTGGAGTTACAGGATTAAATAGTTCTTTTATAAGAAAATCTCAAATTCAATCAATAAATTTTGATAGTAATCTTATTAGTCTAGTATCTAGTGGAACTGGTATATATTCAAATAATATAAAATTAACATTCCCAAGTCAATTAAATGCGCCATATGGCTTAATTCAAAATACAGTTTGGTCTATAGATATATCTACTACTGGATATGGCGGTATATCTGGAGGATTAGACATAAGATCTCCAATTAATAATACTTCTAGAGAAGCATATCCAGGATATTATTTAGAATCATATCTAAATAAACCTAAAAAATATAGAGTATTAAATATAACAGAAAAAGATCCAACAATTTTTAATGTTAATGCTTTAGAATATAATGATCAAAAATATGCAGATATTGATAACGCTGCACTTTTGGTAAACGTTCCAGTAAGACCAAATGCACCAGTAACTCCAGATTTATTTTTAAGTGGAATTTTTAGAAGTCCGACTTCAAATTCATATTGCGCAGATGCAAATTGCACAACTATTTATACAAGTAATCAAGGTGGTGTTAATAGCATAATGTATAATATTAGACCAATTGGGAATTATCAATCAAATACATTATATTATGTATATATTAAAAGTGGAACAAATTTTGATATAAGTAACAACACAGAGCAATATTTATATAATGTAATATCATCCAATTTACTAAATACTGGAGTATCTATTGGATATTTTACGACTGGAACAATACCTCCATTTTTAACTCCATATTATACTGGAAACTATTACTTTAGAGTATTTGCTGAAAATTCAATTGGCGAAAGATCTGTTGCTGCAACTGGGTTATATTCTTTAACTACTCAAGCAACATTAGATAGAGTAATTGCTTCAGGATATAATATATATTAAAATGAAAATTAAAAATATCAATTTAACTTTAGAATGGGAGACTTTAAGAGATATTCCTAATTATATAGATATAAATCAACCATTTCCAAGTTATAATATTAAAATAAGAAATGAAGATAATACATTAATTGAAAATTATACGGGTCTACAAAATTATGAACCAATAATCGAACATAGAATGGAAAGTTTAGAAGGAGCCAAGAAAACAAAATATTTCTCTAATTTACTAAAAAATAAAGCTAAAAATATATTTAAATATGATTTTTTAAATAATTATGAATCATATAAAAGAATCAATAATAAACTTGGATTTTTTAAAAATCTTTTATTTGAAATTGATTATAATAATGATAATCAAGAAGATTTTAGAGTAGAAGGTGAATATCCAGAAATAGATAATATAAGCAAAAACGATCTATTTAATAAAATTTATAGAAGTAGTGACTATTTAAATATAAAATTTCTAATAAATAAAGAATATTTTAAACAAAAAGAAATTTATTCTTTTCTTGTATTAACTAAAGTATCGAATCGTATATTAAAAAATAAGAACTTAAGTAATTTATTTGTTGAAAATATTGAAAAAAATTGGTTAGATGTTAATGAAAATACAGTGTTATTAACCGTACCTTTTATTGAAAGTGATATCGTAGAAATATCTGAAAATTTAAATATTACTGTTATTCCATTAAATTATGTTCAATCTGAAATATATAAATTTTTAAAAGATAAAGAAGACGAAGAAGATATTAATAATTTATTCTCAGAATTTTATTCAAATCAAGTATTAGATATAGGTAAAATTTACAAGCAATCAGTTAACAATGAAACATTAATATTCTATCAAAATTATATTTATTTATTCAATAAAGAAAGCCTTGAGGTTAGTTTAGATCAAGAACTATCAATTAATGATATGATCTTTAAGAAATATTTGCCTTTATTAAGAAAAAATGAAATAAATAAAACTATCTGTTTATCAGATGATATTAATACAGATTCAGTATTAGATAATAATTATAATATACAAAAAGATTATATTGGATATTATGACAAAAATTTAATTAATTACATTGACTCAAGAATTGATTTAGATTATTTACAAAATAGAAATATTTTGAAAGCTGAAATTATTAAAGCAGAAGAAATTGATGATCAATGTACTCTTTATATACAATTTATTACGAATTTTTGTGATAATGAAAAGTTTTATATTGAAAGCAGTGGAAATCTTAAACTTTATCAAAAATATAAAACTCTATTAAATGATAAAGATTATATAACATTTTTATTTAAATATTCTTATTCTTTAGATACTTTAAAACAATATATCAATCAAAACTCTTCTATAAATAAAAATCAAGTTATATCTGAAAAAGATTTAATTAATTTTTCTGCAAAATTAATTTTATAATTAACGTTTTTTACTATATACTGAACTACTTAATAAACCACCTGGTCTTTGTTGCTCTGTGATGACTCTCATTACTTGAGTTTTAACTTGTTCAGCTAGCATTTTAGTTCTCTTTGCTTCTTCTTGATTATTCGCGCTTGTATTTGTTTCACTTTTTTCACTTATTACATTTTCTTGATTTAAATTAATTGTTACATTTACATTACTTGTTGGAGAATAATTAGTAGAACCTGTTCCATCAACAACATTACTAACTGCTCCACCATCTGCAAATTTTTTAGCTCTTCCAGCGTTAAGATCATCAAAGAATTTTTTACCATACATATTAACCGCTTCTTTTTTCATTACAAATTCTCCACCCATAAGTAAAGCTGGAACATCATCTTCACTACTTCCTCCAGAAGCAAATTTTTTAACTTCTCCTCCTTTTGCTAAAAATCCTAATCCTGCTGAAGCTAAACCTAATCCAAAAGACATATAAGCTCCTCTGCTCTTTGCACTTTTTTGAGTATTATATTGATTTTGTATTTCTTGATTTACGCGAATATTTTCTTCTAAACTTCTGCGATTACTTTCATTAACTCCAGCAACATAATTTAAATAATCATATAAAGCTCGTTCTCTTTCTTGTCTTATTCTATTTTGAGGATTATTTTGATCAAGAATCGCTTGTAAACTAAGTCTTGGATCAATGATATTTTGTCCACCAGTTGGATTAAGAGGATCATTATATCTATAAACATTTTCTCCTAAAAATTTAGATTCTCCTCCATCTGCAAATTTTTGGACTCTTCCACCAGATTTAAAAAACTCTTCTTCTCTATTGGATCTTGAAATAAAAGGGGCCACTGAGGATGTTGAGGATACGTTTTTGGCAGCCGCGAGTTGAGCCGCAGTTTGATCATAAGCACTAGAGAATACTGGTAAGAAAGTTGAATTAAATGTTTTTTGTTGAATTGAACTAGCAGGTTGTCCATTGTATTTTGCAGATGATCCTAAACCTGAATATTTAGCTAGAGCAACATCTTTTGGGGTCCCAGCTCTTGCCTCGCTAATTCCTAACGTTGAACCCGTAAATACTCCAAAAGCTTGCCCACTTCCTATTTCCTTACCAAAATTTGCAAATCCGCCTTCAGCAAATCCTTGAATTATTCCACCATATTTTAAAAATTTATTATTTTTATTTTTATTAGAAATCATCAATGAAGCAACACCTGTAAAAGGAGAATTATTAGTTGGATTCGTTTTTATTGCTTGACTAAGCCCTGCAACTAAAAGAGCAGCAGCGCCTCCAGCAAACTTTTTATCTACTTTTCCTTCATTAAGCATTTGTAAATATTCTAAACCATATTTTTTAACAGCATTTTTTCTAACAACATACTCTCCTTGACTTAACATAGCTGGAACATCATCTTTACTTCCTGATCCTCCAAAAACATGTCCTCCAGTAGAATAACCTTTAATTAATCCACCTTGTGATTTGCCAAATAAACTTCCAAATAATCCACCTCCACCGCCACCAAATATATTGCTAGTACTACCGAAAAGTTTACCAAAAATAAGATTAGTACTAAATTCAAGAGCCAACTGTTGTATTTTATCACTGATATTAAGAGCCATCTTTGTAAATGCATCACTAGCAGTAGCTGTTCCATTAGCAAAAGATAAGAAAGCATTATTAAACTCGCTTTTAATTGTTCTAGCTGTATCAGCTGCTCCAAGTTGAGCTTGACGATAAGAATCCTCAGACCGATTATCAAATTCATCAAAAAATGCTTGTGAAAAATCACCTATTTTTGTTTGTTTGTTTAATATTCTAGATTCTCTTTGAGTTTGTCTTCCAGTTCTAAAATCTTCTGCAAATAATTGACCTCTTTGCCTTTTATCCAACAAAATACTACTTTCTTTCAAACTTTTTAAGGCGCCTAAATATTCATCATAATCTATTTTACCTTTTAGATATTGATTAGCTAAATCTTTTTGTCCATTTATAAGATCTTTTTGAATTTTATCTCTTGATTCAAAATTTAATACTTCTTTATCTACAGATGTTAGTAGATTTTCAAATTCTGCTCCAATCATATATGCAGGTTGATTTTCTTCTAGTTTAGCTTGCTGTTCTAAATATTTATTTATCTTTTCTCTAGTTAATTGACCTTTAGCAAAAGATGCTGCAAAACTTTTTGCGTCAACAACATTTATTTCTTCTGATTTTAAAGCTTGTTGACTTAAAGCTAATCTCTTTTGTAAATTATTAATAATAGAATCTAAAACTTTATTCTCATCACCCGTGGAAAGAGCTATATTTTTTGCTTCATTTTTAATATCTTCAAAATATTTTTGTCCTTCTACTGTAGAAGAATATATTGGATCTAAAGCACTAAATATTGCTGATAATTTTGCTGCCCCACCTTTAGTTAATTGTGGAGTACCAAATATATTCTTTTCAATTATAGGTCCTCCACCACCTCCTACTTGAACTCCGCCAATGGATATAGTTTGACCTCTTCTTAAAGCTGCTAATTGATCAACTATTTCAGAGGCTTTTTCTCTTCCTCCTTTAGTTTCTAAAAATTGAGAAACAAATCCTCTTCCTGTCGCTGGATTAATTCCGCCAGTTAATATTTTTGCTATTTTTTCTGTGTCTCCAGGTTTTTGTCCTTCAAGTTTAAGTCCTTCTAAAAATGTTACAGCTTCTTTTTCTATTAATTCTGCACTTTTTCCAAAAAGACCTTGATTTATTAAATCTGGAATTTTATCTAATTCTCCAGCATTAAAACCTTCTATTATTTTTGTACCAATTTCTTCTGGTAATTGACTAGTTACTTCAATTATTTTATCTCTTAATAAATCTAATCTTGCTTTTTTAGTTATTTCGTCTACATTAGAAATTTGAACATTTTTATATTCTTCTATAGTTGGAAGTAGTTGTTGAACTGCATTTTGAGTACTATTAAATTCATCTTTTAATTTTTCATATTCTGCCATTTTATTTTTGAAATCTTCAGATTTAATATCTTCTAAGTATTGATATGCCGCAAGAACTCCTCCAGCTGCAAGACCCACTCCTCCTCCAATCGCAGTTCCTACGCCAGGAATAACGCTACCTATACCTGCTCCAAGCCCTGCAAATTGTAATGTTGTTTGAGCAGCATTTAGACCTCTTTGTAATCCTTTATTATTTGGGGCAAATTGTGAAGCAGTTGATAATATTACTGGAGCTAAAGCAGACAAAAGTAAAAACTTATCGCCAGTAAGAGATAAACCTTTATTAGCTTTATTTGCAGATGTAGATAAATCTTTTATAGATTGAGCTGCAATTTTTTGTTGTCTAGCATTTTCAGCCATAGCTGCTGTATTAGCTTTCATTTGAGTTGCTAATGGATCATCAGGTCTAATATATTCAGAAAATCCCCAATTAGAATTAGCAAAATTTGGAATAAATCCATTTGCTGCACCAGCCATTTTAGCTTTAGATCCATATCTTTGTACTCCTTGACCAAGGCCCATTGGTTCATCTTTTGTATTATAAACTCCTAGACCAAGAGGATTTGCTGAAGATGTTAATCTTGAATCTTTACCAATTCTTATTCTAGAGATAGATGTTCCCGCTGCCACTTCTCTTCCTATCGCACTATCTAATGCTGTAAAATTAGGAATAAATCCTGCAGCTGCATTTTTTCCACCAATTAAATTTAAAACTGAAACCATGCCTTCAGATCTTAAAATTTTAAGTGCCATACTTTTTCTATTACCACCACTATCAGAACTTTTAAAATCTCCTGGAACTCCAGGCATTGCACCAGGAAAAAATAGACCTAAATCTCTTGGAATTCTTCCTACATCAAATCCACCCCCAAGTCCAGCTTTGACACTACGACCAAATGCAGATCTAAAAGCAGACTCAAATATTCCTCCGATTGTTCCTTCTACTGATCCAGCAAGTCCTTCAGATTCATGTTTTGCTTGTTCAATTGTTTTTGGTAAATCAATCGGAGGATTTAGTTGTCTTGTTTTATAAATACTTGTTGCAAAATTTTGAATAGAAGAATCTATAACTTTATCTAAATTTTTTCTTAAATCTGTTAACTTAAATCCAGCAGAATTTTGATTAAATGGAATTACTGGAAAATTAACATCCACATTTCCTTTAGGAGTATTAAATGTATATCCTTGTTTTCTTTCATAACGATTTAATGCTAATAAAGGAGAGTTAGAAAAAATAGGAGGAACAAGATAACTTCCTGATTTTTCTTTTTGTTTTAAAAGATTTCTTTCTGTAGTATTTAAATATCCAGCTGCTCGGGCTTCTTCTGAAGTTATAACTTTTGATTTAATTGCATAAGGTATTTGAGAAGCTGAAAATCTTCTTCCGCCAATCATATAATCTGCAAAATTAGGAATAAATCCACCAGACGCATAAGGATTAAATCCATGCGCTCCAATAAATTGTTTTTGATAATTTTTTCCAGCTATACTTCCTTGTGGAGGCATAATAGCTGGTTGACTCATTCCTGGAAAATTTTTAACTGTTTCTGCGGTATTGTATGTTATATTTCCTTGTCCAGGTATATTCATTTGACGAATATTTCCTGGTACATATCCACCAGCTAATGCTCCATAAATTTCTGAAGCGCTAAAATTAGGTATAAATCCTCCACTTTTTGCTTTTAAAGTTCCGCCTTTTGTTGAAACTCCTCTTACAAGCAAGCCTTCTGTTACTGCAGCTGAAACAGCAGCGGCTCTTTCCCTTTCTAATGTTTGTTGGCGAATGATTTGTAAAATATTATTCTCTACATCTAAAACACTAATCTGTCTATTATATATTGCACTTATTAAATTAGGTTCTTGAGCTAATATTTGATTAATTTTAGTTTGTATTTGCGCTCTTTGATCTGCTTGAGTATTTATATTTAATAATGTTTGAATTGATTGAGAAGCAAATTTTGCTAAATTTAAAAATAATTTTCCAAAAACTGCAGTAACTAATACTACTCCAGGGCCACTTATAAATGACCCAAGTCCCTCTAATACTCCTTTCGCTATTTTACCTCCAGTTGAATTACTGTCGGTAGATAATGATTCTAGTCCTTTATTTAATAGATTTAAAGTATTTGTAAGAGTTGGAGCTAATGTAATATTTCCTACCTCAGAACCCACTTTAGTTAAGTTAACAAAAGTTTTATTTACTAATGCTGATAATGTTTGATTTAATTTTTCATTTCTTATAATAGCTTCATCTGTAGAAGATCCAGCTGTATCTAATGCATTTTTATATACAGAATATTGTTTGTTTAAATCCCCTAAAGCTGCTTTTAAAATATTAATTTGAAATACACCACCAACTAATTCTGCTGTTTGAGATTTTTGAGCATCTCCTAAGGTATCGTATGTTTTAGCCAAATTACTTAAAATTTGTATTGCTGGTAAAGTATTATCTTGAGTATCTCTTACTTGAATTCCTAATCGCTCTAATTGATCTAAAACAGAAGTTCTTTCTAATCTTGTAAAAATAGTCTTTAAAGAATTTCCAATGACTGCCCCACCTCTAGCAGTAGTTTGCTGCACGCTTGTTACAATTGCTAATAGTTGATCGAAACTAACTCCTGCGTCAGTTGCAGATGAACCAACTCGTTTAATTGCTTCTGCAAGGTCGCCACTACTTACTGCAAATGCTGCGTCAACATTAGCTAATTTATTAATTACGGCAGTTGAATCTAAACCCGCTTTATTAAAACTATTAAGAGTAGCAGTTAAAGCTTCTACAGAACTAATAGTATCTAAACCGCTTAAACGTGTTAATATCAGTGCGTCTTTTGTTCTTTTTAAAGTTTCTTCTAATGTTAAACCTTGTCTTGCAAATTCTGTTGCAGCTTGGGCTACTGTATCAAAAGATTGAGCTGTATTTTTAGCAATATCAAATAAACTATTTCCAAATCTTTGTAAATTAGCCGAATTAGTATTTAAAATAACATTAATATCAGTTAATGATTTTTGTACATCTATTGTACTTTTAACTAATGATGTAAAAGCTTTTTCTACAGAATATATTAAACCCGCACTGGCTCCGAATGCAATAACACGAGCATTTGATGCATCTAATGATTTTTGAAATTCATTAGCAGCCCCAGTAATACGCCCAAGAGGTTGAGTAAATGCTTTTTCACTAAATCCTTTGAATTTAAAATCACGCGCTAAAGCGCTCTGAATATCTCTTTCGAGCTGCCTTGTATCTGCACCTACTGAAATTGTAGCCGAAGTTTTAGCCATTCCTTATTCCTTTAACTATAAGGAATTACACGAAATATTATTAATTATGATAGTATTAGGTATTAAACTCCATGCATTTTCATTAAATCCTGCATAGTTAAAACTCCACCTTTTTTCTCTGCTTCTTGATGTAGACTAATGCCATTTTCGTCTTTTTTGATCTTATCTAAATCTTCTTTTTTAGCACCTACAATAGAAGTAGCTATGGCTCCTTCGGTTCCTTTGTGATTTTCTTCTGTTTTATTAAGTACTTCTTCCACATTTTTACTACTTTCTAACCATTCTATTAATTTTTCTGGATCTTCAAAATATTCATCAGCTGGCTTATTTTTTGCTTCAGATAAAGCATTTTTAAAGTATTTAGCATATCCAAATACCTCCATTTGATAAAAAGTTAAATAAACTATAGGTTTTCCATATAAATTATAAGCACTATCTGAGCATAAATTATACAAACTAAGATAATAAGAAGACAGAGCGATCTTTTTAAGATTGTTTTCTATAAAATTTTTATTAATATTATTATATATATTTAATATATCAGATAAGTCTTTATTCTCTAATTCATCAAACTGCTCTTCAGAAAAGAACTTTTCTTTTAAATTTTTATCCTTATGCAATGTATTAAACATATAATATTCATTAATTTTTTTATTTGCATAATCCTCTACTGTAAAACCTAATAATTCTTTTCTTTCAGAATTTAATTCAATTAATTTTAAATTTTCTTCATTAATTTTATTGTTTATTTCATTAATATCATCACTTTTAAATAATTTAGATTTAGTTTGTTTTAAACCAGATATTGAATATTTTATATTTTTAATTTGTTGATTCTTATCTTCTGACCATAACTCTTCACCGATTAAATATTTTTCTTTTTCAATTTCTGTTGGTAAGCCGTTTTTTTTAGCTTTCTCAATAAATTCCTGCCTAAGATGGTCTATATCACCAGAATCAAAACTGGTATTATGCTTAAAATATAATTTATTATTTTTATAATAGGCTAAACTATAACCCTTTAATATGTCAACAAAAAGTAATCTTAATTGAGCTTTTTCTTGAGTTTGCACTCACGTTTACCTTAATTATTTATCACTTTTTTGCATTAAATTCAAAAGTTTTTCAAATTCTTCTTGAGTTGCAGCTCTTCCAATATACCAAAAACTAATTAAATAAAGTAGTTTTTGTAATGCTGTTTTTTCTAGAACATTATCAGATTCTTCAATTTCATCATATTTTTTAAGTTTTTCTTCATAAGAATTACCTGTAAATAATTCTTTCAACTTTTTATCTTCGCCTTCAATAAGACTAAGTTGAAGTACCCACCACATAATAGTTTTATTTCTAGCCCTATTTTCTGCAGTTTGTTCAAATAGATTTGCTTGAGCCATCTCATACTTTTGTAATCTTTCTCTGGCTGCAGTCATTTTTTCTATGATATTTTGAACTTCTTTCTTCTCTTCTGGTGAACGTATAGCCTCTTCTTTAATTGATAATTTTTGAAAATCGCCCTGAAGATTAAAAAAATCTACATATAGATCATTATACTCTTTTTGCTCTTCGTCACTTAGAACTCCGCCATCATTATTAAATCTTTTAGCAAGTAGTGCGCGAGTCAATAATCCAGCTTTAATACCTTCTGAAAGTCTAACTCCATAAAACAATTCGGCTTCATCAAAAAGACTTCTTGTTGGTTTTTTAATCCCTAGTTTAACTGGAATTGTAGTTTTAACTTTAGAAGTTATCTTTACTTCTTCACCTTTTTCATTAGTAGAAACATCTACTTTTTCAATTTCTTTTTCTTGATAGATATCAAATTCAAACATTGTTTTCATATTTTTTCTCCATTATTATTAATTAAATCTTGTAAATAATTTTTGATTTTACCATAGTAAACTACCCCACCAATTGTTTTAATAAATTGATGTTTTTTATTATCATCCCAATTTTGATAATTTTTAATAAAATTAGGATTTTTAAATGTTGTCAAACTTGGTTTCAAGATTCCAAAATTATCTTTTAAACTTTTTTGAATACTTTGAACAGAAAGATTTCCTTCAATTATTTCATCTATAGGAAAATTATAATTTAATCTTTTAGATTTCATTTTAATGTTATATTAATTTTACTGAAACTTTCTTCGATCTCTCTTACTGCATCATTAGCATTATCGAGTACTCTTTTACGAATTTTTTGATAAGTTTCATCATTTATATTATATCCAGAATCACTTAAATCTTCAAGAATAAAAAAGAAATTCTTATATATATTTGTAATTTTTCTCTTTATCTGAAAAAGAGTAATATCTTTTATAGGATCATTTTCCATAATCTTTTACCTTTATTTTAACCTTTAACCTACAATCTATTACACCAAAAAATAACCCCCGCATAAGCGAGGGTTATTTTAATTTTAACTAAATTATATATTAAACTAATCCGCTAATATATAATCCACGAAGTGTATCTTGTGGGCCTCCAACTTGAGCGCTAAATGTTAGAGTTACTGTCTTATTCTTACCGATATCAGAACTAAACTCTTGACTATTTAACTTGGCACCTTTTAATTTATATTGAGCAACTGTTTTTGCTGTTGTTTTATCACAAGCAGGCTCTTTAATTGTTATAATTGGGGTGTAAGTTGTTGAATCATCACAAACTAGATCAGCAATATTTCCAGTAATAATATCTGTAACTTGTGCATCAACACTTAGATTTACAGAGAGTGGGAAATTAATTGGTCTTGTGAATGCAAATCTACTTCCCAATTTTTGAATTGGAGTACGAGCCAAATCAAATGTTAGACTGTAGCTTTGAATATTCATTGTTGTAGTATCTGCTCCACCACCAGTTGTTTGAGGTATTGTTAGAGTAATATCTCCTGGGCGCAAAGCGCTAATTCCACTTGCGCTACTTGTTCCCATATTTTGGACTGTGAGTGGCAATTGGTAGTAATTTGATAATGCAGAACCATCTGTTGGATTAACTGCTGGAACATAATTTCCGCTCAAGCCTTTTTGGAAATTCATATTCAAACCTTCAACTTTAATTGTTGTGGTTGGGAAGTTTCCTACAGAACCTTCTGTTGCATAAGAACTAATAAATCCATTTCCAATTCCAATAACACCATTGTTGCTACTTGTTGTATCTGAATAATTTACCGCATCATTACCTTCTGGCACTGTGCGTATAAAATAATTTCTTTCGTCTTGTGTTCCATTTAGAATTCCAGAAATAGCAGAAACTTCTACGCCACCACCACCAGTAGCTGTAGTAATTGTAAATCCTAAATTATTTTCATTAGCAAGATTTGCTAAAACATAACTAAAATCAAGATTAACTGTTGGATTTGTTAAGATAACACGATCAATAGCTGCTAATTGACCAAATTGATTTACATCAGTACGATCTACTGAAAAGCTATAATTAGCTGTTTGGATTCTTTGAAGTTGATTAATTAAAGAATTTCCAGTTGGTCCAACCCAAGGAATGTTGGCTCCAGAAGTTAAGTGAAAACCTGTGGCTGGTGATGGACCAGCATATAAAGCTTCAGATTGATAAATTATACGATTTCTTGCCATATTATTTGTTCTCCATTTATTGTTATTACACCTTATTTTTTATTTTTTTCTTATTTTTTTATTCTTGTCTAGGGTGTCTATTTTTAATTATTTCAAAATCAACAAAAGCTGAATATACATGTCTATTTAAGCTATTTGTACCTTGTAATAATCTTGTATCAGTTTTACTAACATTTACATCATTAATATATGAATAATCATAATCAACAATTTTACCAGTAATATGCTCAATATAATTAAAACATCCTTCTGGATCAATAATACTTCCTAATGAATTAAATGGCATATCTTCTGGATATAATAATGGCACATTTTGACGTACAGAGTCTTTCATTATACTTGTTACAGCATCTAAATTAAATACGCTATCAGCCATAATAATTGCTCTTACATTACTAACAGTTTGGTCCATGCCACCAAATGCAAATGGTTTATTTTTGCCACCTTGATATTTTAAATATATAATAGGATACGTATTAGCATTAATTGGTAATCCAGTTGGATTTTGATATGTTTTTGGATTTACCTCATATGCAGTTTCAAATAATAAAAATTCTTCTGGTTTGCTAGTTAAATATACATTAAAATCTTTAACTGCATAATTTCCACTTAAAGCTATAGTAGGATTAGTAATTGGTTGACTAAAATATAATTGGCCTTCTTGAGCATTTATGCCACTTAAAGTTCCTTGTCCTGGGGTAGTGAAAACTCCACTTACATATACTCCACTTATAATATTAGCCCCACTTACAGAACAATCTATCACCATCTGTTTAAATGGTGCGCCATAAGTATAATATCCATAATACATATTTGGAACAGGATAAAATACGCTTTGATAATTTGTATAAGCTTGTCCTTTGGTTAAGATTTTATTATCTAACCAAAAAAGCATACTAGTCATTAATATATTGTCGTATTGTGGTAGCATATTATTTTAAATTTTTTATGAATTTATTATATAATTCACTCATATATTTTACTGGTCTATAGTTAAGAGATCTAACTTTATTTTTAGATTGTATACCATGTTTAGATCTGCTTTGTTTGAACATTCCATAAACATAGTAACCAAAACCAGAAATTCCATCTTCAATTCCCTTAACCCAGCTTATTCCACCTTCAAATGGTAATGGAGTTGCAGATTTTATTTCATCTAATGAAGGAGTAGTAACGTTGAATTTTAATTCAAGTTTTTCCTCGTCAAAAATAGATTTTCTATCTAAAGAAGTATTGTCTTTTATAAAATCGGTTAATTCTTTAACTGGTTTTCTATTAACATCAAAACCAATGAAAGCGAATAAATTTTCTTTTCCATCTAAAGTATCACTTAAATTTTCTCCTTCTGGTCCCTCTTGTAGTTCTTTAGACACTGGATGATTTTCAATTTCGTCAATATATTTATTTTTATTTTCTTCTAAAATTTCTCTAGCTAAACTGAGTCCTTGTCGTTCAATAGCTCTTTTATAATTATTTGAAATTTCTTTTTTAACTTGATTAAAATTAATTTTACTTGCCATATTATTTTGCCTGTTCTAATCCATAAATATAATATTTTTTATCCAAATATACTTTAGTAACGTCTTCAGTAATAACATTCCATGATTTTCCATCAAATTCTACTTTTAAAGTTCTTCCATTTGCTATAAAATCTCTTGCTGGTTGTTTGACTTTTAATGTGACATCTCCTCGTGCAAAAACCAATTTTAATTCACTATTAACAGCATCTACATCTCTTGCGTTATTATAATATATTCTTCCTCTAAAAACTCCTGTTACAGGTATATAGGTATAATTTACTGGATCAGATGCACCACCATATCCATATAAAGTTGGACTTTGAACTTGATTAATAACTTGTATTGGATCTTTGTGTACTACAAATTCTCTTGAAAAATAATCAAAAAATTGATCATATTCCTGAGAAAATCCAGCTGCAACATCTGAAGGAATATAGCTCATAATTATGACGCATAGTAAATCGTTCTGATATAATATAATGGCTCTTTCTCAAATTTATAGTTGCCAGCTTCTGTATCATCACCAGCTACTTGTAATGGGGAAGAGTTATTAAGTTTATATTGATAAACTAATTGCTTTAATTCTTCGTACTCTTGTTTACGTATCATATAGAAATTTCTTAATACTTCATTTTTATTTAATTTTTGGACACTAGCAATATCATCTTTTATAACAACATAATCATTTATTGCTAAACTTCCAGTACTTTTAATTTTAATATCAAAAAAGTAAATTGAATACATTTTTTTAAGTATATATTTTTCTATATCAGCAAGTTTAGGAGCTATTTCTAGAGTTGTATCATCAATTGAGTAAGAATTATTCAATAAATTGCCTAAACCACCAATATTTCTTCTTACCCATGCAGCGATAGCAGCTATACTTAAATCTGATGGTTCGCCTATTTCTTCATATATTTCTTGTGCAATAGATGTTACAGTATTAATGATCATACCTTAAATTACACTTTAAATATAATAATTTAAAGCAAAGTTGATAGTATTTCTTCTTTATTAAAAGCTTGTAATATATTGTAATTGCATTGATGGGGTAATCCAGCAAACTCCTTTTCCATAACAATTCCATCTATATTATGAGTAAATATTTTGGCATGATCTTTTGCTAGTATATTTTTATGTATATTATACCCTAAATGATCTGGATTAGTGCTTATCCAACAAACAGTCGAAGGTAGACTAAGGGCAGCAGATGCATGTTGAGCAAAAGAATCTATAAATAATCGTTTTTGACTTAAGCTAATCAGACAAAAAATTTCTCTCCAATGAGCGCTAACTTTTTCTGTATGTTCATATGAAATTTGATCATTTCGTGCAATATGGTATATATGATAATTATCTTTTAATTTATTTATTAAATCTTTAACTAAAAATTCTGGTAAATCTCTAGCCCAATTGTAATGATTTCCATCTCCTCCTCCATTAGTTTGAAGAAGTAATAATGGTTTATTTTTATTATATTTTTTAGCAACATCTATAACTTCTGGATAGTTTAAAAATAATCTGGGATTTTCTCCAGTATATTTTAATCCAAACATATTGCACCATGCTTCAATTAAATGTTTTTTTTCTACTACATATGCATGAGACTGATATACTTCGTTACCTAAGAATATTACATCTTTATTTTTTATAAAATCTTCATAAAAATATTGAGCAGTATTTGATCTATAAATTCTATAAATAAATGGATTATTAAGAAAAACTTCTGGATATGGGCATATTACAATCAATTTTCTATCTGGATAATTTTTGGTTATATTTTCGACTACAGCAGTTGCTGCTATATGTTTACCTATACCACCTTGTAAAAAAAATACTATAGTTTTCATTTTAAATTACGCCAAAATTCTAAATTTGCATATTTATCAGCAACTTCTCCAAGTATTTGATATGCTTTTAGTGGCACTGGTTTTACAACTGATCGAATTGTATGAAGATCTTTGATTCTATGTATATTATCGTCATCTTCTTTTGTAACTTGTATAACATTATCAAAATTATGATTATAATACTCTAAACCAAGAAAATCATAAATATTTTTAATAGTTTCTTTTGGATAAGTTGTTAAATTATCAAATTCCATGAAAAATAATCTATCTTTGTGCCCTCTATCAATTGCATCTTTTAATCTATTAAAAGCAGAACCAAGAGGTTGACCAGCTTCACTCCAAAGCTCGCATCTACCTTTAACTGTAAGAGATTTTTCATAATTATTTTGCTCTATATTCCATTGACTTTGACCAGTTGTATTACGCCATAATCCTTCAAAAGATGCAAGAATTTCATTTATATTTCTTACTGTGCAAATTAGTTTTACTTTTTTATCTAAAGCAAATTCAAGAGTTTCTATCATAGATAACCATCCGCGCCCTTTGTCAAATATAATATTTTTATTTGTTAAATAATAAGAATTTAAAGATCCTTTCAATACATTTTTTAATTGATTTCTATTTATTCCTTCTGCTTGATGTTCTATTATTCTATCCCATTGATTTCTAATAGAAAATAGTACTTCAACACAACCACTAGTAGCTTTAGTAACAAAAAACTCTGGATTTTGAGCTAAAATATTACAAAGTAATGTAGAGCCTGATCTAGGAAGGCCAGAAATAAAAAATACTTGCTTTTCAGACATTTTATTATAATAATAAAATGTAATATTAATTTCAAATTAATTTTAATTAATTATAACAATATATTGTCGCAGATGTTCTAACATTTGTTGCTGTATTATTGCTAAATAAAGAGCATGTTACATTATCTCCAACTGAAATATTAATTGGAGTAGCAAAAGTTCCAGTATAACTAAATTGAGTACTACCTACAGTAGCAGAAATTGAAGCATTTATTATTCCAGTTTGAGGTGGAATTGAAGATGTATTAATAAAGTACCCAGTAATTCCAACCACATTATTACCTGCTCCTGCATTTAATAAACTTATTGAAGCTTTTCTGGCAGTGCAATTATCCATCACTGGAATAAGTCTATCTGTTGCACTACTTTGATATCCTGCACCAACATTACTAATATAATTATGACCAGTGCTTAAATTTGCATTACTACTTAAAAAGTTTATTGTAAATGTATTATATGGAATATTATTAATTCTATATGTTCCATTAGTAAGATTTATTCCAGAAGCATCATTAAAAGTTTTATATCCACTTATAGTTTGGTTACCTGTTGTATATACTATCGTTGAAGGTAAATTAGCTACTTCCCCACTTAACAAAATTCCTGTGCCATTTACTGTTGGCCTATTGCTAAAATTTTTAATTCCAGAAACATCTTGAGAACCAGTATTATAAACTAGATTAGTACCATTTATTGTTCCATTAGAAATAATATTTCCATTATTAATATTGATATCGACTCCAGAAATACTTAGTACATCAATATTATTTAAGTCTAAAGCATTAAAAATACCTGTACCAGAAATATTTATATTATTTATAAAAGTTTTATTTCCAGAAATAATTTGATTTCCATATACAAGAACTGATGTACCACTTAAATTATCTATTTTTTGATTTAAAGTATTTCCAGTTGCAATAAGATTTGTATTTGTTGCGTAAGGACTTAGATCTATTCCAGTTAATACTTGATTTCCACTTACATAAATATTTCCATCTAAAACATTAAGTCCGCTAGTTCCAATTATAACTTTATCCATAGCTAGGCCACTACCAGTATTAGTTGTTCTAAATAAAATATAAGTTCCTTGGCCAGTATAACCTGCTCTTGCAACCCAATCCTCTGCAGCTAATAATCTTACAGCCGCTCTACTATTTTGAGAATATGCGTTTAAACCAGAAACATAACCTCTTGCTTGTAAATTAAATAAAACATCATCTTTTAATACTCCAGAAAGACCAGTAGGTATTCCTCTAGCTCTTCTCATTAAAATTTGAGGTGGATTTATTCCATAACTATCTATTTGAATTCCTACGTTTTCATCTATATTTCCACCAATATTTAAACGATAATCAAGATTAGAACTATCATATCCATTTCCAATATAAGCATTAAGAGAAACTATATCTGCAAAAGTTTTATCTCCACTTATAGTTTGTTTATTTTTTGTCAAAACTAAAGTTGGGTTATTTATATTACCTCCAACACTTAAATTGCCTGTTATGTATACATTATCATTAAAATAACTTGCGCCTGATATTCTTGCATTTCCAGTTACAATAATATCATTTTGAAAATATGTATTTGCTGAAAAAGTTTTAGTTCCTGATATAGTTTGATTACCCGTAGTATAAACAATTGTAGTTGGTAAAATTGTTAATACTGGATTTCCAGAAATATAAAGTGTTCCTCCAGAAATATTAACATTTCCATTTATTAAACTAATATTTGTTCCAGAGAAATCAAATTGACTAATATTACTTAAATCTAAAGCATTAAAAATACCAGTTCCTTGAACTTCAAGATTATTAACAAAACTTTTATTACCAGAAATAGTTTGATTACCAGTAGTATAAACGATAGTAATTGGAAGACTTGCTGCTTCACCGCTCAACAAAACTCCTGTGCCATTTACAGTTGGGCGAGAAACAAAAGTTTTGATTCCAGATATAGTTTGATTTCCAGTATTATAAACGAGATTAGGGGCAATTACTTCTTGAGAAAAAATCCCACTTTTACCTACTAAAGTTTTAGCCTTAAATATATTTGCCATATCCTTATTCTTTTTATTAGCTTGCGCTAAGTTGTCGCTTTTAAAGGCGAACTAAAGAATCTAATAAAATTACACTTAATAGTATTACTGTATGCTTGCAAAAGTATGTATTTTTGCACCATTTTCAGTTAAATCATCAGATAATAAACCTGTATAACCTGTCATGTTAATATTACTTATAGTTAAATTATACAATATATTCCCTGGAACTTCTAATGTAGCTTGAATTTTAGGTATTAAATTAAAAGGTATTGGATAATTTATTTGATAAGCATCACTACCAGGTGTTAATGATGTTGTAAATATTTGTTGATTAGATAATATTGTATTTATTTGATTTTGAAGATTTGAACCCGTTGTGTTTAAATTAATTATTGTTGCAAATTTATTATCTGCTACTCCACTATAAGCTATAATATTTTGTACAGATGCAATATCAGATAAAGGTGAAAGATCACTATTTCTTGTACTTATGCCAAATTTAAATTTATTACTATGATCAAAGCCTATAATTGGACCACTATCATTTAGTCCAGTTAATCCCGCTCCAGTAACAAAGAAAATTCCACCATCAACTGCTCCTCCAGTAAGATTTAAAAGAAGATAAGGACTTTGAACGCTAAAATTTGTTGTATTTACAATAGTTTGAGTACCAGTAACAAATAAATTATTAATTGTTGTATTACCATTAAAAGTTTTATTACCTAAAATTAATTGATCTCCATAAGTAAGAACAGATACTCCACTAAGATCATCTATTTTTTTATTTAAAGTTGAACCCGTAGAAGCTAAATTTACTATTGTAGCATAAGTAGAAGTAAGTGTTCCACTCAATGAATTAATATTAGAACTTAGAGTATTACCAGTCGCAGCTAAATTCGTTGAAAGCGTATTAACTTGCGATTGTAACGAACTACCAGTCGAAGCAAGATTCGTTACAAGCGTACTTCCAGTCGCAGCTAAATTCGTTGAAAGCGTATTAACTTGCGATTGTAACGAACTACCAGTCGAAGCAAGATTCGTTACAAGCGTACTTCCAGTCGCAGCTAAATTCGTTGAAAGCGTATTAACTTGCG